CCTGCTGGAAACAGGTCTACCAAGCAACCAGCCGCCGTCCTGCGCCGACTGCTGAACAGGCTGCTGCCCATTCATCGGCTGCGGACGTTGCGGTTGCGCCTGTTGCATCTGTGCGTTTGGCAAGGGAGTGGCAAGCCCAACCGTTCCCATGCCGCCATAAGGATTGACAGGCTGTTGCGGAACATAGGGCGCTCCTGGTGTCGGATAATAGCTCATAATACATCCCTCCTGTTGCTCCTAGTGTACCGCACTGGAAGAAAGTAAGAGACAACGAACGTCAAACGAAGGACAAAAAAGAAAAGCGCCCACACGGAAAAATCCGCATGAGCGCTTAAAGATATAAATATACTTATATAAAATGATGCAAAAATAGAAAGTTTGAACGTTTTACTTGCAAAAAAAATCCCCCCACTTTGCCTATAAAGTACCCCGCGTGAAACGCAGGGCTTTGGCAAAGCAGGGGATTTTTTGTAAAATCAAGAGCGGAACCGCCCACAGGCAATGCCGCTCTCTACAAAGGACGCAGCCTTTCAAGTCTAAAGGCGTCTCCCGCATGGTACGCACTGCAAGTAGGCGGGCGGGAGACTGTATCATCAAAAATGCCTACTTCTGCTATCGCAATTTTGAAGTATGCGCACTATTCAAAACCGTTCAAGCATTTTCGGACTTGCTATGGCTGGAATTGAACCAGCGCAATAGACGGGGTGCGCCCTGCTCTACCAACTGAGCTACATAGCCTCAAAGACCCGCCATGATACGCATCGTTGAGAGGCTTAACGGGTTCAGATATCCACCCTAATGCGCTTCTTTCGAGAGGCCGGGAGGATTTGTTGGGTATATTATACCACAAATCGTGCAAAAAGAAAAGCCAGCGGGTAAACGTTCTTCCGCTGGCTCTCTGTACACTATGCCGTCACTGGGTGTACACCAGTACGGCCTCGCATACATAGTATATTACACATCCAGCATTTTATCAATAATTTTCAGCCTATTGCCGATTGATGTCCGACAATACGGCACACGCGCTGCAATATCAACTTGGCATAGCTGGTCAACGTACCGCAACCGGGCGATTTTCCGGTCATACCTCCCAAGCGGCGCACGTTTTATCACAGCTTTTATCTGTTCTGCATTAAGCCCTTGCAACGCTGGCGGAAAGACTATGCGAGCCGCCGCCACAGGCAGCACCGAGCCAGAAGGGCTGCGGGAGCTGTCCGGCGTTGCGCACCATAGTGCCAAGCACGGCAAACTGGTGACGTTTTGTCACCATTTTCGTGATGCGACGAAAATGCTCTTGTTCGGAGTACATCTCGGTGACGCCACCGGGATGCTTGTATGTAGTGCTTGCCATGATATCCTCCTTACTGCGTTATTTTCTCAGCGTTCGCCTTGTCCTCAGCGTCCAGCGCATCGTAGTACGCCTGCGCAAGGGCTTCCACTTCTGCGATGTCGTCCTCTGTCAGCAGGCCGCTGTCCAGATGGGTGTACGCCTTGTCCAGCCAGTATGCCACATCACGTCCAGCGGCGATCTCCCGCTTGATGGAGCGCAGGGTCAGGTCATGCCGGGCTTTAGATTTAATTGCCATGTGTGCCTCCTTATGCGTTGGTCATGGACGCTACTGCATCCTCCAGTTTTTTGATTACGATGTTAACGTCTCTTTGATACTCCAGTTTCAACCCTGCGCCATCGCTCGCTTGAACCACGGTATCAGGCGCATAAGCAACGATGGCTTTGTAAGCGGCAATTTCGGCAGGGGCGAGCGGGGTTTCGATTGGGGAGGCGAGACAATAGTAGATAATGGATTTCACATTCGTCAGCAGTTGCTTAAAGGCTTCAAGTGACGAATACTCAGAATTTGGTGGGAAACTAACAGTGATTTCCTGATTGTTGGCGTATATTTTCGGTAGGTTCTGAATGCCGTCATTCCAGATAACATTCTTAAAAGGCAGTATATTGCAAATAGATGGAAAAGAATTTTTACTAGCATCTTCACCATATATTCGCGTTTGAAAATTGTTGTTTCCGCTGGCTAACTTATAATACGTCCACTTGTCATCAGGGCTTAACTCTTTCGTTTTCACCCTCTGCACTTTCACCCCCCTCTCCAAGTCCACCTCGTCGCACACCCACTGCTGGCCGCTTTGGTCAGTGTAGCTGCCGCCGGATCGGACAGGGATGCCGGGTAAGCCGTTGGGAGTGGGGAGGGTGAGAGTTTGCGTTTTTCCGTTTCCATCGCTCAAGGTGACCGTTATGCTTCCGCCGTCACCAGCGCTCACGATAGGTATAGGCGCATCTGGGCTGGGCGTGCCGTCCTGCGTACTTCTGCCGTAGACAGTCAGACCGCACAGGGGCGCGGAGAAGGCATCGTCAACGGCGATGGGGTTGCCTGTCTCACTGCCTATGAGGATGTTCTGCCGTGCCTTTACTGCGCTGATAGCGTCACCTGTGGCTTTTGCATCGGCAGCTTCGCCCTCGTGGGTGAGGGTGGTGTCCAGTGCTACGGCAGGGCCGGTCTCGCCTTTAGGTCCTTGCGGGCCGGTGTCACCCTTGTCACCTTTCTCGCCTTTAAAGTCCCCGGCTGCAATGCCGTCCTTCAACTCCTGCAGGCTGTCAGCGGCCTCCTGAGCGCTCTGGTTGGCACTGCCTGCACTGGTGGCGGCTTCACTGGCTGCGGTCTGTGCGTCGGTTTTGGCCTGCTCTGCGGCGGTGGCATCGGTGTGCACGGCATCCACCAGCTGCTGCCATGCAGGTGTGCCGGGCTCCGGCTGGGAGCCGTCCTCTGTGCCGCTGTTGGCGCTGACACGATACCGCAGGTCTGCGCTGGTCACGGTCTTTGTGCCGTCACTGCCCTCAAAGGTGACGCACCCGCTCCCGGGCTGTGCGGTCACGCTGGCGGGCACGGCCACATAGCCGTCCACCACCAGCGAGGATGCCGGGTCTTTGCCGTCCGGCACGTGCCAAAAGCAGCGGATAGCCAGCCCTTCCCACTCGCCAGTGGCACTGACGGCAAGCCTGTACACGCCCCGGTTCTTGGTGTAGCCAAAGCGCACCAGCTGCTCATAGCCCGGCACTTTGACGACGCCATTGGATGCGAGAGATACGCTTAGCTCAATCATAAATTTACCCCTTGTTGATGGTAGGCTTCTTTTCTGCCAGTGCCTTTTTCATCATGCTGACGGCCTTTTCGATCACGTTGTCCAGCACTTCATCCGTGATGAAAGGCTTCAGCCAGTCCGGCAGTGCGCCGCGCAGCGCGGCAAAGACCTGTGCCTTTTTCTTTGCGCCCTGACCGCTGCCCATGATGCTGTCCTCGGCGATGGTCACAAGCTCCAGCGCCCACTGCTTGACGTACTGCTTGTAGCCCAGCCGAATGGCACCCACTGCCAGCGCGGCAAAGCCAATGACCATCAGCACCATTGCGATGGGTGCGGGGATAAAGTTAAAGATTGCTTCCATGATTTGTTACTCCTTTCAGTAGGTAGTTGTTAATGTCGGTCTTGCTTTTTTGCATACCTTCCCGGTTGTTTCCGGACAGCTGCGAATCCAAAAGATTTTGCACGCCAACGAGAACAAGGCGTATTTCTTCGTCAATGCCGTCAAATCGCCGGAGGTCTCTTGCAAGGGCTTGTGTATGCTGGAGCTGCCCCTGTTCCAAGGTTCCGACGCGCTTGTCCAGCTCATCTAGCCGCTTGTTCTGCGCGTTGTCCGGCTCCTGTGCCTTCTTGATGTATTTATGAATGATTTCCAGTACCTTATCAATCGTAATAGCAGCGGCGCACAGGCTGCCCAGGATGCCAAGCACCCAAAGCAAAGCTTCTTTTTCAGTCATTTACCCTCCCGGAGACGGGTCAGACCCTTCTTGCGGATGATACGGGGGTAGTTGAGGGTGGTCACATTGAGGTCTACGTTGCCGGAAATGCCCGGAACAGCACCCTTGCTGGTGTGCTGGTGGGCGTTGTAGTTAAACGTCACATTGGGCGTTTTGCCGGTGTAGTCAGCAAGCCATACGTCATAAGGATGCAGAGCCGCACCGCCCACAAAGAGATGCGCCTTTGCAAAGCTTGTGTAGGTGTACAATTGGGCGTAAAAGCCCAGCTGTTCCACTTCGTGAAGAGCGTAGGCGGTCAGGTCAGTCAGGCTCTGCTTGTCCAGCTTGCCCAGCTTGTTGTCCTCCACGTCCACTGCCACCGGAAGGGTTAACTCCTTGCCGTAGACCGCCTGCCGCAGAAGGGCAAGCTCTGCATCGGCCATGGCCTCGCTGGTGGCGTAGGTGTAGTAGTAGACGCCCACGTCCAGCCCTGCCGCTTTGGCGTTGCGGTAATTGTCCTCAAAGGTCGGGTCGATATACAGCCCATCTGCCCGCTTGCTGAGCTTGCTGTTGGTGGATACCGTCTTGAGCATGGCTCCCTTGTAACCTGCCGCTGCTACCTGCGCCCAGTCGATCGCACCCTGATAGCGGCTCACGTCAATGTACCGGTATGGCGGGTCGCCCTCCCATCCGGTGACCGTCTCCTCAACGGGAGTCTCTCTGGGCGTTTCCGGCACAGGACTTTCGCTGTCCCTGCCAAAGAGCAACTTCAACAGCCCCACCAGAAATTCCAAAAGTTTTTCCATCGCTTACTCCTCCTGTATGATCTCCTCAAAGCCGCTCTTGATAAGAATTGCCTTGACCTTCTCCTTCAGCAGGCGGGGGCAGCGCTCGTACAGAGCCTTTGCGTCCTCCATAGTCTCAGCAGACATGATTTCCTGTGCCCATAACATTGCCATCATACGTACCATCCTTTCTAATTTTTGTGTGATTTTATGCATAAACAATCTCGCTCATTTCAAGCAAGCACTGTTTCAACATCTCGTTTTCTTTTTGCAATGCTGCCACCGTGTCCGGCAGCTTCTTCCAGGCTTCGGCCTTTTTGCGCTCTTCTTCCTGCGCGGCCAGCTCTTCGGCGGTGTAGCGGATGTACTTCTGGATGGGTACCTGTTCCACCCATTCCTCCTGCGCTTGTACGCCGGGGCGGTCAACGATCTTCTGCACGTCCTTGCCACCGTTCGGATACTCGGTCACGGTCTCCCAGTGCCACTGCTCCTCCACGCCCTCTACGGCGGGGTGGGTGACTTCTTCGGTGTCGTCCACCAGATACCCAAGCGTCAGGTCAGGGGTCTCAATGGCTGCGCCGTTCTCGTCAATGATTTTCATAAGTCAAAGCCTCCTTTCTCAGGCCACGCGCTTCCAGATGTGCACAAAGTAGGCGGCGGGCTGCACGGTGGTGCTGCGACCGTAGATCGGGTTCGAGAGGGAAGCATCAAAAGAAATATCATATGCCGACCCTTCATATCCAGCATATCCACAAAAAGGAGAGCTAGCCTCTGTAACTGCCAAAGCACCTATTGACGATATGGCGTTTTTATTACCGCGAAATGGTGTTGTTTTACCGTCATTTGAGGTTTCGCTTAAACTACCTGCAATGTTCGGCAGACCAGCTTCAGCGGTTGTACCCGCCGCGTGGGCGTAGGACGCACCCATCAGCACCCGGTTCTGCGCAATCTCCTGCCATGTACCGCCAAACAGGGCGGCGGGGCTGGTGGGGCCGGTGCTCTGGTAGATGCTGCCCACGGGATGGTCTGCAAGCTTTTGCTCTTCAAGAAGCCTGTTTACTTGTTCCCGTGTGTAGTAGTCGGACAGGTCGGCCTTCTGTACGCTGTCCTTCCACGCGCCCGTGTCGCTGTCCCACGTCCAGATGGTGTCGGTCGTGCCGACCACTGCCCACCAGCCGTTTTCGCCCACCGGCACAGCAGCCTTGAGGGCTTCCGGCGTGGCGTACCAGCCCTGTGCACCAATGGTGATGGTGCGCACCTGCTCAAAATACTTTTTGGTGCCTTGCAGGTTCTTGACGGATTCTGTCTCGGACGCTTTCGCATTTTTTTCACTCTCCGCCGCATTTGACGCACTCGTGACTGCTTTGTCAGAGTATTCTTTCAAATCAACCTTAACAGCGTTCGCAGCATTTGCAGCCGCTTGTTCTGCTTTAGTCCTTTCGGATGCAGCAGCCTGCGCTGCCAAAACGGCTTCTTCTTTTGCGTTAATTGCTCCCGCAACGGTACTAAGTTCATTAAGAGTAGCCGCATTGATTGGCGTTCCTTCTTTTGTTGGCTCGTCATTTCGGATAAGAGTGACAATTTCGGATGTTCCATCCGATTTTACCATTGTCCACCGACCCGGATATTTCGCCACACGGTCTTCAAAAACCATATTGTCCATCTCCTGTCATGTATTCACCGGAAAACGTAACGTATGTTTTAGCAAGCGTTTCAATGTCGAACAAAATTTGCTCAATTTGATTCATCGTTGAAAAATCGAGTTTGTTCATGCTTTCTGGCGTATCTGCAATAACAGATGGGCCAGAGCATTTAGCGCGAATGGAGTTGATGTTGGAAAGCCAACGTGTTGCATCGGAGATTTTCATATATCCATCGACTGTCCAATCAATCCGAACAGAAACAGACGCGCCAACAATGGAGCCAAGCTCTTGAATGCCGGATTCTATGCGGTTAAAATCCGTATAGCTTAAAGCGCCCTTCATTCCGGCAAGCCATTCCGATTGTTCGGCTTTTGTCCACGTGCCTGTTCTCGCCTTTGCGGTAATTTCTTTCACACGGTCAACATCTGATTGCGTTCGGTCTGTAATCCAACGAGCCATAAATTATTCTTCCTCAACTCTGTTTTGATACCCAATAGGCAAATTGCTCGGAACGGTAAACATGTAATGATAACACTTATAGTTTGCGTCGCCAGAACCGATACAGTCATAAAAAAATAATTCTTCTTCGTCATTAGAATTACCAAGATGCGCTTTGTCCCAATACCCTGAAACAACAATAGAACGATAATAAATATTTCCAACAGAAGGACCCATGCCAAAATATTCAAGATGTGTAACGGGAGTTCTCGTCCACTGCTGATACGGGCTGTAATCACCTCCGATAGTAAAAAAAGGATTTCTCAAAAGTTCTTTTGCTGTAGGGAGCGGGCTTCCTTCTGCATTGCATCCATAACCCCAAATGTCGTTAATAGAACTATCGTTATCAGGAAATCCGTAGTATATTTCTTTTGCGGAAGGTAAAAATATACTGCGAGATAGAGTAGACACAGCAGAAGGTACGTACTCGTTAGAATTATTTTTTTTGAACGCGGGAGTATAATAAAAAGTAGTTTTGCCGATTTTCTTCTGCATAAAATCAGAAAAAGAATTTTTTACGTTTCCGTTTAATAAGGCATCAATACTGCTGGTCGAATACTCTGCGGGGGTTGTCTTTTTGTTATCCCACGCAAAATCCTCTGTACTGTTGCCAAAAATCGAATCTTTATGTACCAAAAGCGTTCTTCCAGTCCCGTTTAATTCAGGCTCATAATTATGCTTTGACACAAGGAAAGCGGTATAAACACCAGCGACGGAGATATAAACAGTATCGCCTTCTTTGAGGTTGGAAATCTCGTTTGCAATCGTAGTAGCGTTGCAAGAAGCAGAAAGACTTGCAACTGTAGCTGTGATCGTTGCATTTCCGCTGTGTAAATATGTGACGTTGCAGACAGATACGCCGCGTTCGTTCTTGATGACATTCAATTCAACGATACCAGCGGGAGATGCATTCCAAACAATAACAGGGGAATCGGCAGATGCAGGGGTAAGCGTTGCAGTGAGCGTAATCGTGTCGGAAGGATGTAAGTAAATCTCAGAAGCGTCGATTTGTAACGAATCAACATCTTCAATCATATACCCGGTAACGGAGCCCTTGAAGCTGCCATTAAACGTGTAAGAAACGTCCGTAATCAACAAGTTAGAAGAATATCCGAACTGATGATTGAGCTTGACAAAATCAAGAGCATCGTTGTGCGGGCTTGCACGATAAGACAGGGTAGCTTTTCGACGGTTAGAAAGCACTTTATAACTTTCAGTTAGAACATTTTTTGGCTGGGAGACAATGGAAGAAGAAATAAGTGCATTGTTCACACTTTGCGTAACGCCATCGCCCGTAGCGCCGTTCGGATATAACGATGAAGCTCCATTTAGAGAGTAAGAGATGTTTTTTAACTTATTAGAAAAAGTGATTTCCGGATACTGATAATCATTGATTTCGGTGATTTCGTAAATGTCGGACTTGTTTTCAGGAAGGTACGGAACTCGGTCAATCCGAATCTCACCGCTTCTTGTCTGATACAAAGCCATACCGGCTGCGTTAGCGGAAAGCTGTAGCACATCAGCGTTTTTATACGAAGAATTTCCGTTACTAAAATCAGCTGTATAATCCTTCAAAGATTCATTGATGTAATAGCTGATGCCAGAAACATCAAGAAGTTCCAAAGCGTCATAACACATTTCGTATAAAGTTCCGCTTTTTCTTCCGGTGTATGGTGAATCGATTAAAAATGCTAAAGCATCTCGAGCTTCAAAGGAAGCGGTAATGCCATTAGAAGGAATACTCCAACTAGAAAGGTAAAACTTACCTCCGTTAATCCATTCGGTCTGTCCGTCCAAGTCCATGCCATACTTTACAAAAACAGCTTGGCGTTCATACAAATACTTGTAGAGGCCGTCAGGGTTGATAGGATTCCATTTTTGATCGCTGTTATCAATGGAAAAAGAAATCGAATCCTTAGAAAGCTGGCCGGAAATTGGGTCACGCTTTGATTTATGGGAATACGACAGAAGGTCTGTTTTGCTAAATCTCACACGTTGTCCAAATTCCACTTGCGAGATACGAGCTCTTCGGTTTGGAATACACCATTCAAGAATTTCAATAATAACCGAATCATAATTGGAAATCTCAAATTCAATTGAAGTTTCGACGGAATCGTTGTTGTCAATTTGCTTTTGCAAGAGAAGAGCGGTTCCTTTGTAAGCGGAAATTTTAAATGTTTTTGCCCATTCATTTAAAATTTCAGACCAAACGATTGTCAGGCCCGGTATTTTTTCTTCGTGGGTTTTACTAAAAGAAAATGTGATGGTTGGATGATTGGAACTTGATACGCATTCACCGCTTACATAGCCACATTCTTGATACGGTTCGGAATCCGGAACGATACCAAAGCTTCCATCCAAAACCCAAAAATTAGTTTCGGCAGTCGCATAATTTCCGGAAACGGAAGTGTCGAAATCGGTGATGGATGCCACGTTGCTAAACACGGTTTGCGAACCTGAACTTGCAATAGCGTCCGTTTGCGCCGCATCATCAGCTGCATGATAAGTAATCTGAATAAAAGTTTCGGGTACAAGCGTATTATTATATTGTGAAAGCCACTTATCGGACGGCTTTACGGACATATAAAATCACCACCTTTAGACCTCAACAAGACTCAAAGAACAATCCGTCCAGCCCATTACATTTCCAGTGTTTGGGCCCCTTCGCCACATTCCGGCCGTTCGGTCGGAAACATACATCTGACGTGTGGAATAAGAAGCTGTTGCTTGATTGTAAAATCGCACCGTGCAATAAAAGTTTCTAGTGAATGGGCCGATAACGGAAGCCCATTGTTTTGCGGTAAGGTATTTCCACTTAAGAGCCACTTTTGCAACATCGTGTCGAACCACAGAGCCAACAACCTTGCCTTGCACGTTGCGGCCAGAATCAACGATGGTTGAAGTTGTTGCGCTATAAGAAGAAGGTTCTGGCAAATCTACGCCGTTCACTGATACAAGAGCTTGCATAATTCACCGTCCCTTCCTTAATAGCTATATACTTCCGTACCCATGATTTGCACTCCACGGTCAGCCTGCTGCTTTTCGACCGAAGCAGTAATCTGCTTTCCGTCAATGAACAGCCTGACTTCCTTACCGCCGGTAATTTCGTCACCATAGCGCTGGAAAATATCAAGAAACGCATTATAGCAGCCGTTGTAAACCGCGCCTTGCAGGTCGGAAGAGCTTGTTGACCCGGATAATGTATTGCCGTAGTACCCATTTGCAGAAGTGGTGGAACCTGTAGAAGCATCGTATTCAGGGGTTCCAACATAATCAGAGGAACTGTTAGAAGAATAACTTCCTCCAAGGCTGGATACGATTGCTGCAATTGCAGCTGCAATTGCAACACCACCGGCAATCATCAGAACACCAGTCGGGATGCCCAAGCCGGTAAGAACACCACCGATGGATTCAAGAATTCCCATGAACGCTCCGCCGATAGAGGAAATAACTCCTGCAACACCAGCGAGGATTTCAGGGAATTTGCTAACAAGACCGCCAAGCAAACCATTACTGATCTGGGATGCAGCTTTAAAAAGCGGACCACTCAGAGAAGAGAATGCATTATAAATGCTGTTGCCAACTTTGCCAACGCTGTTCACAATATCACCGAAATGGTTTGTGATACCAGACCAGATGTTTTTTCCGATTTTGGAAGCAGAATTGAATACGTCACCAGCAATCTTTTTTAAAGAAGACGTAAGATTTGACAACAGATTACCCGCAAATGTCTTGACTTCATTACGATTGCTTTCGCCCATTACATCCCACACCACAGCGACAATTGCAGAGCCAATCGTCTTTCCGTCTCCATTTTTGAAGGCGTCTACAAGAGACTGAATCGTGCCAAACAAGTCGTTTTGCAGGCTGTTCTTAAAGTTTTCCATGTTGCTGTCAAGACCGCTGATAAATCCGTTGACATAATTCGTTGCGGTGGTCGCGCCATAGTCAATCATTTCGCCGCCCTTCTGCTGAGCAACGTTTGCCAGATTGGTCATAGCTTGTTCGACGTAAGGAAGTGCTGCAGTGATACCGTTTGCAAGGCCTTGATCAATAAATTCACCAAAGCGCTCAAATAGAGCGGAGGGAGAGTGAATTTCAGTATCGGTCGTGAACTTGTCAATGATAGCTTTTGCAAGTCCACTAACGCTTTTCTTTGCGTTCTCAATGCCTTTGTTGATACCATTGATCAAGCCCTGAACAATGTTTTTGCCATAGTCTAAAAATTTTGCGGGGAGATTTTTGATTGTATCAACCAAACTGTTCCAAGCCTTGTCCCAGTTTTCTTTGAATCCGGCCCACTTCTGGTTCCACCACTCGCCAACGCCGACAAACCACTGCTTTAAGCCTGCACTTGCTTGATCAAGCGCCTGAATTGGATGCTGAACAAACCCGGGAAGGCTTTCCCACGCGGTCTGAAAATTGGTCTTGAAGCCTTCCCACTTTTCATTCCACCATTCGCCGACACCAACGAACCATTGTTTAAATTCGGCGCTCATTTTATCAAGTTGAGAAGTGATTTTATCCCAATTTTGATAGATGGCAATTCCAACGTCGGTCATTGCGCCAACAATCAGGCCAATCAAAGCTCCGATGCCTGTACCGATTGGGCCTCCAAGAGAGCCGATGATTGCGCCAATGCCTGCGCCAGTCATTGTCGAACCAAGCGGAATCAAAATTCCGTTTAACGTGTTTAAGCCATTCTTGACAGCGTCATAAACGCCAGTCACGAACATGGGAATGCCAGTTACAATTCCACCAACGGCTGCGCCGATAATTGCGCCAGCGGTAGAGCCACCAGCAGCTTTAATCGCTTGTCCGACAGCAGAACTGCCAAAACCGGTTACAATAAACTGTGCAATACCTTTGCCAAGAATAGCTGCGCCTGTAGTTCCGATCAAAGCGCCAAGAACAATTTCAGCGAAATTCTTTCCATTTACGCCATTTTCAATTGCGTCTTTAATGCCTGTAATCTCAAGGACGATGCCCACTGTAAAAACACCAAGTCCCAAAACAATGGATTTCAGTGCGTTCATTTTGGAGATAGCGTCCACAATATCCATAATAAGATTTGTGAGCTTCCAAGCGGCAAGAGCGGTTGCTACAGTCGCTATAAGAGGAAGCATAGCCTTGATTTTCTGCTTGATAGCGTCAATCTGCTTTGCGAACTCTTCATTGTACTGTTTAAACATATCGTAGCCGGACAAGTCTACGTCGCCCAAGATATTGCCAGCGGATGCGCCGCTGCCAGAGCCAGAGCTTCCCTGCGTTGGGTCAATGATGTTGAGCTCATCAAAACCCATCGTGTAGTCCTTGAGGGCTTTGGCAGCTTTCTTTGTCGAATCGGTTGTGTTATCCATTGCGTCACCGATGCCGCCAACGCTGTCAGCGCTCTTAGTGAAATCGGTGAACACAACCTTCACACCCATCAGCTTTGCCACCCACTGGACAAATTCTCGGATAAGTTGGACGGCAGCAATCAGTGGAGGAAGAATGGATTTCATGGCAGGGTAGAGCAGAGAGCCAACAGACTTTGCCAACATATCAAGCTGTGCTTTCAGAATCTTGATCTGGTTGGCGGGGCTTTGAATGGTCTGTGCAAGGTTGCCCTGCACGTTGGCAGTCTGCTTCATAATGGCAATGTAACGCAGAACTGCTTTATCTGCCTGAGACAGACTAGAAACCTGTTTGTTAAAGCCTAAAGCTAGAAGCTCTTGCTGTAACCGTGCCTGAGACAGGTCAACGCCCAAACGGCGAATAGGCTCAATCTCACCAGAGATTGCGGAGGACATTGCAGTAAAGGTCTCCGCAACGTTTTTGTTCCAATAGGAGCCTTCATCATAGGCAAGCTGAGTCAGGTTCTTAGACAGAATGTATGCTTTGTCGCTGGTCAGACCAAACGAAGTACCCAAGCTCTGGATGGTAGCCATGTAAGTCATCGCTTTGGTCGGGTCAACGCCAAGCAAGCCTTGCATCTTGCTAATGAGCGTATCGGCTTCACCGCTCAAATTGCCCATGGCATTATGAAACAGGTCTGTTGCTTCATAGAAGTCGTTAAACTTCGCAACAGCGTTGCCAAGATATTCAGCAATGGCTTTCAGCGAAACCAGCTTTGCCATGTTTCGCATAAAGCCGTTCATCTGATTGGACAGACTGAGATAGCTCTTACGCTGCTTCTCGTTGGCTGCGGTCACGCGGTTTGCCTGTGTGACCACTTTGCTCAACTGCGGAGGGAGCTTTGCAAAAGCATTGCCCACCTTGTCGAGCTGAGATGCAAGGGGAGTAAGGGCGACGGAAATCTTCTGGCAAGAACTTGCAAAAGAATCGAGGTCGGTGGCTTTCAGCTTGTCGGTCAGGTCAGGAACCTTCCCGATCGCATTGAAAGCGCTGCCAAGAGCTTTAAGGTTCGATGCGTCCAGAATGGACAGAGGAGCCAAAGCATTAGTGAGCTGAGTGATGCTTCCAGACATGGAGTAGAAATCCACACCGTTCAAGCCGGAGACTGCCGAAGGAATCTTCTTGATTGCATTCACGACCGTGTTGATGCTCTTTGCGCTTGCGGTCGTGTTGACGTTGGAAAGTCCATTCAGAAAGCTGGTAATTTTGTCCAGCCCAGACATTCCGGCAGATGCCTGTTTCAGCGTTGCAATAGAACTAGCCAGCTTGTCAAGACTGTTTACAACCTTTGTAACGTTGCCCTTTGTCCGCAAATTAGAAATGGAGGTAGCGAGCTTGTCGATATTAAGCTCTGCACCCTGCGATTCCGCAGAAATCTCTACGGATAAGCTCGTAATATCAACATCAGGCATCACTACCACCATCACTTTCCATCATAGAGAACATCATTCTCTTGATTCGCTCCTGCGCCTCAACTGCGCGTTGGTATTCATACTCGTCTTTCTCCTTTTGGGTAAGGGGAATCGGTCTATCCATGTACTTGATGGGGCTAGACCCTTTCTTTCGGAACATATTGCCAACCGTAGAGGAAAGCGCAGATGCCATGTAAAAGCCATTTCTCCACGCCTCAACATTGGCTCTGCGTTCTCGCAGCTCCTCTGCGTCACGGTAGACCTTTGCCAGCCAGACATCGCCGTGCCAGAACTGTTCGTAGGTCATGCCGATGGAGATGTAATAGGCTTCTACATCGTGGAACAGCTTGGAGAAGGAAAACGGTTCTCTCTCTCCGTCTGGTTCCTGAGATTGTGCGGTTACACAATCTCCCACGTTGCGTTTTTTGCGGTCTTGTCCTCAGTATCAGTTGCCAGCAGAGACTTAGAAGCATCCATGAACATCTCAAGCAGCGCAGCCATCAGCTCTTCCTTCTCGTCGATGTGGGCAAACATTTCGTCCACGACTTTACGCTTGATGCCACGATTCCGGGCGATAAACGCGCCGTAGAACAGGGCGCGGGAGTTGGACAGCAGGTTGGTCATCTGGGTGTACTGGCCAATCTGAAAGCCTGCACGTTCGGTAGCTTCCACGCTGTCACGAGTGAAAGTCAGCTCGTAAGTGTTCTTGCCATCGGGGGAATGAAAATTGATAACCTTTGCAGCCATAATAAATGCTCTCCTTTATAAATAGGGGCAGAACCAAATCCGATGTTCAGTTCTGCCCGGTTTGATTGATTCGATTTTTGCGGTTTAGCCGCCATTGACCGTCAGGGTCTCGCTGAACTCAGGCTTCTTGGTGAAGATGCAGTTGATGGTCATTTCCACAACCTCGTCCACGCCAAAGCCGGACAAGCCAACCTGATGCATACCCTGCCAAGTGAAGCCGGAGCCGTCCTGCATCTTCAGGGCGTAATACTTCACGGTGTTGCTCTCGGAAGTCTCATCGTAGCCAGCTTCCTTGACCTTCTTGTAGTCAGTCTTGTTGTAGTTGGCAGTAAAGGACTTGGTGTCACTCTGGATGATGCCAAAGATGTTGACCTGCATGGGGTCAGACAGAGTGGTGGCATCAAGAAGGTTCGGCTCGGAGATCAGGTCGGGTACATCCTTGATGTCGCACAGCTTCGTCAGAGCGGTTGCGCTGTCGCCACAATACAGGGTGGTATTCAGACCGGAGATAGCAGTACTCATAGAATGTTTACCTCCTTAGTTTCGGTAAATCATTCCGTCCTCTCCGATTGTTGCCCCATAGCTGCAATCAATCCGATAGACGGAATTGTTGTACAGCCCATTCAACGGGGCAAACGATTTTCGATAGAAATTGAGCGGTTCCAACACAGAATCCACGATGCTCACAATGGAGCGGGCTTCTGCAATGCGTCCGCTGGTTTTGTTGGAATATACACGCACACGAATGGAAACAGCGGCGTACTTGCTTCGACTGGCAGAATCCCGATGAACCGGGAGGTTGCTGTTTTCCTCTATCTGCACACACGGAAACTTCTTGACGTTGCTGTCATTGATTTCACCAGTGACGAAAATGCCGGGCACTTGCTTTCGCAGTTCCTTAGCAACAGCCGTGAAAATGGAATTGAAATAATCAATCAACTATTCCAAACCTCCCTCCACGTTGCTTCAACTTGAGAAGCCATTTCCTCAACAGCCCCCCACATAGCCATAGCTGGTTCGTTACCATCGGTGTAATTCAACTGACCTTTACCATCCACCTGCTTGACAGGTGTGCCAGCATTGCCGGGGTCACCGTAGTAGTACCATCTGCGGTTTGCGCCTTGCCCTTTGCCGTAGGAGCCATGCGCACCAACACCGGGCGGCAGTTCACCGCCATATCCGTTGTGGTGTGCGCCAGTGCCAAACTCGATAAAGGCAACTGCTTTTCCTTCGGCAATGATGGTACACGTCTTGTCTTTTTGGTTGATATGGCATTTCACGTCATTGGAGCCAGCGTATTTCGCATTAGCGAAACGCACCTTTGCGACTTCAAGCCCAAGCCAAGAAAGACGAAAAGCAAACGCTCTAGCCTTTTTGTTCAGGGTGGCCTTGTACTCCTGTATCTGACGTTCCGCATCACGAAGTCCGGCATCGCTCAACCTCACTTTAATTTTCACTTGCAGCCACCTCCTTCAGCGCATACAACGTGTCCGTGATATGCTCTGCGACCTTGACCACAATGTAGTTGAAAGGCTTTGAAACGTCCGTCTGAAACCAGACGTGCGTACCTTCATAAAGCGGCGTGTTGTGCTTTTTGCTGGACGAACTGACAACATAGCTGTAATCCGTGAATGCTCCAAAAGGGTTTGCTTCCGCAGAACCAGTAGGGGGGCTGACGTTCAGCATCAGCTTTGCAGGGTCACTCCACGTCTGCGATGTCTCGCCGGTTTCGTTTCCCCATTTGTCCACAACAGGTTCTTTCTCGCCAATGGGGTTTGAATACCACAGCGGGCGCTTGTCCAGAGGGCTTCCATTGAACATCAGCCGATAACACCTACTCTCGGAACCACTTCATTCAGCAAGGACTGTGCCACATCAGAGCTTTCCCAAACACGAGTAATGCCGTTGTTGGTATAGCTCGTCTGCCCGTTTGCGCCGATGTGGTTATACAGTTCCGCTGCAATGCGTATCTGCAACGACTGATACTGCAAGGGCAGCTCGTCCGGTCTGTTGCCGAAGGGGTAGCCCTGTGCAAATATCTTGTCTTTGGCGAAATCAAGCAGCAGGTCGAAGAGTGGGTAGTCCTCGTCCGTGATTTCACGGTCAAGTGCAGGGGCGATGTACTGCCCCAGCTTGACTGCCGCTTCAGAATACTGGTCTCCCATGCTGCTTTCCTCCTTTTTCCTTAGTAAGCCTTGATGCAGTACACAGCGTCCATGCGCTCAAAGGACGGCAAGACGATTTCAGAGACGTAAATGTTAGTGTTGACAGGATGCACGGTCTGTTCGGTTGTAACGGCAACGCCGGTGTTCACAACGGAAACCTGTGCATTGGAGATGCCAGCCATCAGATCGACTTCTTCTGGAGTAGCAACATAGTACATATTGCCAAGAGAACCAGAAGGAGCCAGAACAACATAGCCATCGGGCAGATACTTCTCGGCAGCAGCGGTCTCTTCCGGCTTGAACATCTTGTCATACAGGTGGATGCGAATATTGGATGCAGTTTCGACAACGGAACGTGCTTCGGAATCAACCAGCACAGCGGTGGCGGTCTTCATAACCGTCAGGAACCGGTTCTTGATTTCATCCGCAGCAATCATCTTATGGAAAGTGTTGGTGTTCATGTAGGCATCGGCAATGATCTCGCCAGTGTTTGCAAGAACAGTGTTTGCGGCATTCTTCATCGTAGCGATGGGGGTTGCGGTGGTGGGAGCGTCCCACTTCTCCTTAGTGGTCAGAGCCTTGTAATTGGACTGCTGCCAAGTGCCGTCCGGGTCATAATCGTAGACGTAACTCACGCCGTTGGATTCGATGGAGATGCCGGGCTTGCCAGTCTTAGGAGCCAGAAGTTGCCACACCATTCGCTCAGGCACAATGCGAGCGCCGGTAATAAGCTGTGCGGTATCATCGTAGACACGATTGATAACGTCTGCCGCAAACTCCTGATTGGTAGCCAGAACAGAGATAATATTGCGGCGGTCTTCCTCGTCAATGTGAGTGCCCTCACGGAAGAACGGCATACTGGTCTTGGTTATCTTGATGCCCTGACGAGTACGGAACGTAGCCTTAGTGTCAAACACGCTAGGCTTCAGCGAAACGCCTACGCCCTTGTGGCCACGCAGCCACTTCAGTTCCATGCTGACTTTCTTACGGGCAGGGAACAGAGCATCAGAAGCATAGGGCTGCGCATTGGTCGGGTCATTCGTCCAATAGGCGGCAATCGCAGCGGGGGAGAAGATTTCATTCAGATTCAGTGCCATAATTTAGTCCTCCTTACTCGCTCTTTGCGCCAACATCAGTACGGCAGAAAACGGCAGGAACAGCCTTTTTCAGAGCGGCAATATCGTTTGCAGAATAGGTAAAGCCGGACAGCTTTGCCTTGTCCACATCAATAACGCCCTGAATCAGCAGTGCGCCATTGGGGTTGACGGCAGGGTCAACGGTGTGCAGCAGAATGCCAATGGCATCGGTAGCTGCGTCAGCAGCGCTGGTGCCAGTAGTGGCAGCAGCTTTCAGACCAGTCTTTGCCATGGGATAACCAGCCGGAACGGCATTGGTTTCCTTGACGGTAAAGGGAATGGCAACGTAGGTATCAGCAGCCAGAATAGTGCTTTCAGGAGCCGATACCGGAGTATTGGTGTACTTCATGTTTTCCTCCTTAATGGAAAGCAGTCATTGCGTCACTCGATGCCTTGTTTGCGTCTGCACGCTCCTGTGCGAAGCGTTTAGCAAAAGCAACACCTGCGCTATCTGCGCCGTTACCATTGCCATCCGCACCTGGGGGCGTGGGCATATCCTTCAGCAGAGAAGCCTTGTATGCGGTGTCATGGGCGGTCATAAACTCCGACTGGAACTTAAACACCTTGTCCATGTCACCGTCAGCAAGAGCAGATGCAGCCTTGCCAGCCAGTTCAGCGTCATAACCCTGTGCAATAAACTTCTCACGGTAAGATGCAAGGGTCTTTTCCTTGACGAGGTTCTCCTTGTCGGCAGTCAGGGCTTCAATCTGCTTCTGCATCTCTGCCAGCTTGTCAGCCTGTTCCTGTGCGGCATTCTCGTCATCGGTACGCTTTGCCTTAAGCTGCTTCTTGTACTCTGCGGCTTCGCTGTTGGCTTTCGTCACGGCGTTGCGCAGCTTCTCAATCTCTGCGTTAGGGTCTGCAACCTTTTCAAGCGCAGAAATGATTTCATCGGCGGTCATGCCCTCTTTGTAGGCATCACCAAGTAACGCTTTGTAGTTCATATCGTTAATTTCCTCCTGCGTTTTTTTACCGTTGCTTCCCTGCAACGCTGCGAAATTTGTATCCCGGCTTCCCTGCCGGAATATATCAGCCCGCTAATGCGGATTGATTTTTAGTCGATTAGTTTTCCTGCGCCGTTGTAAACCAGTTCTTCTTTCGCAGCATCAGGAGCAGCGAAAACAGTCGGAACAAGATAGACTGGAACGCCATACAACTTTGCAGCATCAATTTCTACAGTACAGCCGTTATACTGAAAGGCGTTATCGCCACAAATGCCGATAAAATAATCAGCCTGTGCGAGAAGTTCGATGCTCTTACCAAGATACCAAAGCCCTTCAGTTCTGCACTTAGGCGGGTTATCTTCGATATAGGTTGGGATAACCTCAAGGCTTTCACCGTACACTGCTTCGGCAATCTTGTGCAAACGGTCAAACGTCATCCGAATATTTTCTTCCGACCGATTCTTCATCGGGCAGGAAATAAACAGCTTTTTCATTTTTGCTCTCCTTCCTTTGCATTAGTCTGTTCGCCAACCATTTTACCGTTGTTGGCAATATGGTCAGTCAGCTGTTCCTGCGGCTTCGGTGCTTTTCCATCCTCACCCAGCTTGCCAGCGGCAATCAGGAAGGGCTTACTCATTTCGTAAGCAGCCTGCGGGTCGGGGAACAGACCGGGCGTAGTGAACGCCAACTGCGGGTCAATGGTCTGCTGCAACATCTGCGCAAAAATCTGAACCTTGCTCTGCTGGTTGTCGTACTGACGGCGCGGCAGTTTGATGTTGATGTCACTTGCCATCAGCTTAGAACCAGCCGTGTCACGCAAAATTTTCAGCATCACAGACAGGCTTTGGCGTTCCGAGAACTTGAACATATTCTCGTACTGCTGTGCCCTCGCTTCTGTGTGATTCCAGCCGTTGCGGACGATAACTGCGCCCACGTTGTCAGACGTTGCATTTTCACTGCCAGTGGCACTAGGCATGGCAGTCAGGCTGCGGTACACGTTCAACATGGAATCAAGCAGGGTCTGGCTCTGCTGCTGGTCAAGCTCGTTTGCAATCTGTGAGACAGAAGCAGGCAGACCAGCGGTGGACTTCAGACACATTGCGCCAAGTTCCTTAACCTTGTTGAGCGCATCCTCGTCCACAAGGCAGTTCGTAAACACCATGATGGACTGGATGAACTGCGCCACACCGTCCAAACGGTTGCTTTCAAGGTCGTTGATGGCATCCAACACAGGGATAGCCGGTTCAAACAGACCCATCCGCTCCGGGTTCAGCTTGTATTCGACCATCGGCAGCATTCCCAAAGAATGATTCTCCGATTTTGTGACCTTGCCGTTGTCGATTTCAAAGTACTGGTTTGGCGTGTACACACAAATCAGGTCGTTTAGGTCATTCTGATAATTGCGTGGGACGTGCAGCACATTGGCAATGGGCTTGTGTCCGATGCCGGAGTTGTAAATCACATACGCCATATCCGGGTCTGGAACATCTACCAGCAGGGGCGTTTCGTCCGGGTAATTGCCGTTGTACCCTTTGTCAGGAAGAACAATGCGGTATCCCTGTCCGCACTCCAACATCCACTGCCAGAGCCGCCGATCAAGCGCATCCTTACCTTCATACTGCAAAGCGTTGGACAGGCGAGCGATTTCCTCGCCGTCACCTGTTGCAGTTTCAGACCGCACATAAGAGCAAGGCGTGCCGCTCATATAGCCTGTGTAAAAGCCCACGCACTCATTGGCGTGGTTCTCTACAATGCGGTTGGTGATTTCAGCGTGGTACTCTTTCGTGCGATGGAGGACAGGCTGGTTACCCAAGTAGTAGTTGTGCAGAAAGCGAATCTCGTTCTTATTTAGCAGATGAATAGGCTCTGCTTTGCCCATTACCACTTTCAGCACATTCTCCCGATTGATTTCCGTCTCCGGCGTTTCAATCGGTCTGCGTCCGGTCAGCGGATTATTCAAAAAGCCGTCAACTACAATCTGATACTCAGCCATGTGTTCCTCCTTTCCGGCAAAATAAAAAGCGCAGCAAGACAAACCTGTTAAGGTCTATCTCACTGCGCCAAAACTGCGCTTCAAAAGCTATTTACTTTTCCGGTGGATGGATGATTTTCACCCATCCTTCCCTTGTGTCTCCTTCGATAACGCCCTTGCATCTGTCACACTTAAAATGGTATCGTCCGTCTACTTCGCCAAGATAGCGGTTGCAGCGGACGTTCTTATAGATTGGGTTTTGCCTGATACAAGGGCAACAGATTCTAACTAGCATGGGCGCTCCTTTCGTTGGATTTCTGGAAACAGGCTGTTGAGCACAGACCTGTCAGAAGCTACTGGGAAACTGTTCGCACTTCCAGCCGTGCTATTCTTCGCCCGAAGAAAACCATTGCAGCCTTTACATTCAGTTGTCGGACAGACGTAAAACGGGTAAGCTGCAATTTTGGTGCTACATAATGGATTTGAACCAATGTATGCTCGGATATGAGCCGAGTGCTCTAACCATACTAAGCTAATGTAGCATAAAAACCCGGCTTGATTGGTTAACCGCTGCTCTTTGCAATGCCATGCCTAAACATTACATTGAGAGCCGGGAATAGCGGTGGAGGTTTTGGAGAATAAGTCCATGCAAAGCTAGGTAGTTGGTTGTGCTGCGTAACGGAATCGAACCGTTGCTTGCCAGCCGTGGGGGAGACAGACTGGCATTCCCCTTAGAATTGGAAACGCAACATATAAAGCCCGGTGAAGGTGAAAGAGTGAGAAAGCCTCCACCGGTGAAAGGAGGAATATGCTCGTTGACACACAAGCGAGTAAAAATGACAAAACCTCGCTGCGCAGAGCTACTCCTTAAGGGAAGCTGCAAAACTTCCTGCGTACATTATAAGCCTTGTCAAGTGGTGAAATCAAATAAATAGACCCAGCGAACACAATATATTGTGTTTTTAATCAAAAAGGCCTCTTGACAGGCTCAATTTTACTGATTCCGTTATACAATTCATCGGAAAGCTGTGCCAGACTATCCGGTGCATCATCGTGCGGAACTTTACCAAGCTGCGTGAACATCGTCACCTGCTCCATGAACGCTTTGTACTCTTTCGACTGGTGCTTCTCGTCAAGGAAGTAGAACCGTTTGATGTCCGGCGCATACTGGATGATTCTAGACAGCTTGCTTTGACCACTTGGCGCGCGCTGGCTGCGGACAGAACAGTGGTATCCCTGCTGCCGGAGTTGGCTGTCTACCACGTCACAGTATTCGTCACCGCCATTGTTAGCTTCTCCACGCACAACGTTGATTTTGTGCTGGATAATTTTGCCCACGACTTCCGGTCTAGTCACTGTCTTGTCGCCGTTATTGAACACAAGGTCAGGGATGAACACGGCATCACCATACACATAGGCGATAGGGCAAGCGGTAAAATCACCGCCGCCCCATGCAATATCCATGACCATGAGCTTGCGATCAGGCTCGCCATCAGGCAGAACGCCGTTAAAGTATCGCAGCTCATCGGCAGGGAACAGCAGGCCTTCACGCACATAAGGCTTGCCCATGTACTTTGCCCACCATGTTGCATCGTCAATGCTGGCTTTCATGTCGGCATAGTAGGCATCGTCAAAGCCAACGCCATAGTCATAATTGAAATTGCTGTGTCCGTTCTCGTCAACCGCAGGAATCACCCGGAATCTGTACTTTGGATTGTCTGCGTACTGGTTTTGGATGCGTCCCAGAGGGTCAAGCACGTTCCAGCGTGTGCCAACCATCAGCTCCAATGCGCCCTGCTTTTTACGGTCTTTTAGCTGGTTCAGATAAGCATCATACTTGTTGTTCAGACGCTCAACGTTTAAGCTTTCCTCCAAGTCCTCGATCAAGTCATCGCTGTACAGAACGCCACCCTCGCCAATTTCAACAGCACCAGTCAGCGTACCGCCGATGGAACGACAGGTCAGGGTGGGGAAACGCTTCTTTCGGTTCAGGTCAACGCTTTCGTCCTTTGCGCTCTTATCCACAAGCTGAACGTCAGGGAAGATTTTGCCCCAGTTATAGGTAACGGGGTCGGTGATGATGGACAGCACTTCGCCGTAAAAGCCGTTGGTCAGCTTGTCAGAATGTCCGCTCATGACCGATGCAACGTCCGGGCGGTTTCCCATAAGCCATGTGATGAAGAAAATGCACAGCGTACTCTTACCTACGCGAGCCGGAAGACTGACCCCCAAGAAATCTATCCGCTTATAAAACAAGTCCTCCAGGTCATCTGCCAGCACTTTCAGCACTCTGCGTCTGGGCTGATAGAACTTCTTCTCCGGCGCACGGTTCCATTCAAGGTAGATGCAATAGCTGTCGAACACATCCTTTGCTTCAAACAAATACGTCCGACCGATAATGTCATAGACCTTCGCCACGTCCTCGCCTGTTTCCATCTTGGCCATCATGGCTACACAAACAGAGCGCAACTCGCCAGAATATTTGTAGGAATCGAACCGCTTGTCTTGCGGAAGAGCGTCCCTAAGGTTCACGACCGACTGAAACCAGTCCTCATAGACCTGCGCTTCTGTCGGATTCTGCTTTGCATACGCTTTGATGCTGTCAATGATAGCGATACACTGCTTTGGCTGCATAAAAAAATAGGCACCCCCTACCTGAAAATGTAAAGAGTGCCTACAACTGCACAAAAATCAAATATTCGGTTTTATAATGCTGTTTTCGGAAAATTATTTGCTGAAATTCGTTTTAACAGATGGAAAGTGCGATTTATTTGACCTCTTCCGCAAGCTGGTTTAGCCTGCGTTTCAACTCGTCTGCATCGTAGTACAAAGCGTCTGCGATGGCATTGAGAATATCGGGCTTGTCGGTGTAATCGCACAACGTTTTAATGAGCTTCAAGCTCTGATCTGACAATTTTACGGGTTTCATGCTTTATTCCTTTCTCCGACTATGTAAAGTAGGTTTTGGTTGTTCGTCTCCTAGCATCAGCTTATAGCGGAGATACTTTTCGATAATACTGTGTCTTTCTGCCAGTGTACCATAAATAAAGACGAGAGCATCTTTAGCAGCATCGTATTCATTCGGAAAAATGACAATTTCCTCGTTTGCAAAAGTCACGGTGCAGTTTTCCGAATGGCAAGCTTCCAAGAACCGCTTGATTTCGAGGAAACCACCAAAGTCAAGCATAGACCGCAGCGTGATGCTTCCGTTCTTAACAATCAGTTCTTCTCCCTGCATATTATCCAACCTTTCTCTGTTCAGCAATCCGATACCATGTCTGGCGGGTCACTCCAAGCTGCTTGGCAGCGTCCGTGACGGTCAGCAGACGCTTTTCCACCTGTTCATGCAGAACATCAAAGAGGTTGCGGTCATACTCCGTTGGCTTACGGCCTTCCCTGTAATCAGGTCGCTGGCTGGCAATCTTTTTGCCCTCTCTGGTGCGCTCAACAATCATGTCACGCTCAAACTCAGCAAAGGCAAGCATAACAGTCCGAATGACTTTTCCAGTAGGGGAGTTATTCATAACACCCATGTTCAAGATGTTCACCGATACGCCCCTATCAATAAATTGGTCTATCAGTTCAAGACCATTCTTGGCAGAACGAGCAATACGGTCAAGCTTCGCTACGATCAGCGTATCTCCCGGCTGGATTTCATCCATCAGCTTGTCCAATTCAGGTCGATGCAGCTTCGTGCCGGTGTAAACATCCGAAAAGATTTTCTGTGCGCCGTTGGCTTTCAAAAGTTCAGACTGGGCTTCAAGGCTATTGCCGTCAATCGCCTGTCCAGCAGAACTGACACGAGCGTAACCGTAAATCATTCAGAATCACCGTCTCTTTCAAGAACTTTAAGAACAAACTCATCCGACGCAACATCAGCACCAATAGGCTGAATCACGATTTGGTATTTCATTTCTTCCAAAAGCATCGCCATTGTGGACAGCTTCAAATCATCCGCATTAACACGGTTTGTCACATAAGAAGAAACTTCATATTTCATTTGCCTTGCAAGAGATGCAGAAGTATATCCTCTGATTTTCATAACGGAGCGAAGAATGTCCCCGGAATTGACTTTATTTTTGGTAGCGCCGCCCTTTTTCTTCTCTGCCATTTTCACCAAACCTCTCTTTCGATTTGATTATAACACATTCTCATGTTAATGTCAACACATTCTTATGTTTTTTATTATCACTAGGTTGGAAGATTTCCGGTAAACTTTTTTATAGCTTTACGCATTGTATATTCTTGTTAGTGCCTTACGAATTATCGAAAAATACACTTCAGACAACTGCCATTAAAGTAAACTAATTTGTTTACAAAAGCACTATCAAATAACGTAAATTTACGTTAGAATGCGTAAAAATCAGAAATATCTGATACAAATTATACAAATTGGGCTGTTGACAACTATATACCAAGCGTCTATAATCTAAGACAGCAGAACACACGATGAATCAGCCAGCAACGGCAGATTTATCCTTTGTGGCATAAAAAATAGGCCATCAGCACCACCGACCAAAGTTGCACTGATGACCTATTCCACCACAAAACAGAAGCTGCGCAACCAAGGGCGCAGTCTCGGTTTCTGTCAATTATTATAGCAGAAGCAGACCGCTTCTGCAATAGAAAGGAGCAAAAAACATGAAATTTCCCACGACAACCGAAGAATTTCTGAAAACCCTTGCACACGGCAAAGAGCCGACTAGCGAGGATAGGGAGTACGCAGAAGCGCTGGGTAAGCTGTCCGAACTGAACTACCGGGCAGGGTACGAAGCCGGAGCAGCCAAAAACAACAGTTAAATTTTGTGCAAGTCTACAAACTTTTGGATTTTGTACAGATACCAGTACTACATTAAGCGTTTGCGTAATTGACAAACCACAACATATTGCATATACTGGTTGCACTTACATGAAGGGAGGTGAGTTTATGTACAGTCCTTATCTCGAACGGCACAATCACACGTTCACTGTTGCACTGACCGAACGGCAGTTCCAGTGGCTGAAAGCCTATTGCACCGAACACAAGGTCGCACAGGCAGCAGCCATCCGTGACACGTTCTTTGAAGTGCATCCAATCCCGGAGACCAATGAAAACGAAAAATGATACGCTCGCTAAAGTTTGGCGACCACAGCGAACGTATCATCAAAACCACTGGAACAAGCTGTTCCAGCCTTATTATAGCAGGAATTGGCTTGTTCCGCAAGAACCATAGGAGTTTTTATGGAACAAAAGGTTAAATATGCTATCAATCTTATCAGCGAGAACGGACAGGTTGTCGTTTCCAGTCGTGAAGTAGCAGAGAATTTTGGAAAAGAGCACAAGCACGTTCTTCGCGACATCGAAAACCTGATGGGAGGAGAGCCCAAAATTGGACTGTCCTCTATGTTCTTCAAATCGGAGTACCTTTCAGTCCAAAACAAAGTGCTACCTGAGTATCTGATGAATCGCGATGGGTTTACGCTCCTTGCTATGGGATTCACTGGCAAGGAAGCCCTTGAATGGAAACTCAAGTACATTGATGCTTTCAATCAGATGGAGCAGAAGCTCACCAACCCAGAGCCTGAATCCACAGAGATGCTATTGAGCCGCGCTCTGATTGCTGCCAACAGTGTTATAGACACGGAGCGCAAGAAGGTAAAGGCTCTGGAAGCAGAAAATGCCAAGATGAAGCCTGATTCTGACTACGCAAAGGCTATGCTGCTTTCCGATGAAAGCCTGACTACCACGCAGATTGCCATGAACTACGGCATGAGCGCACGAAAGCTAAACCAGATTCTTAGAGGGCTTGGCATCCAACATACTGTAAACAAACAGTGGATTCCTTACCAGAAGTATCTTGGCAACGGATATGTTGTCGGCCACCCGATCGAGCTGCCGAACGGCAAGACGAAAGAGGTCACTCGCTGGACAAGAGCCGGTCAGAAGTTCATTTACAGCAAGCTCAAAGAAGCGGGCTATCTGCCTGTTGGCGAGCAGATTAGAATGGAGACGTGCTGATGGACTACTCGGAAGAAATGTTTCGGCTACAAGCTGAGAATGAAGAGCACAAAGCCGTTTTAGAAAAAAGCCATGAAATCCTTAATCAGACATTAGAAATCATCATGCCAGAGGATAAGCGGTCAAGAGAGGTTGTAAGTGTAGCGCTAGCAACGTCCGTACAACATTTTTGCGAGGACAGCTATTCAATGGGATACAATGATTGTTTGCTCGACATTCTTAGGGAAAAGGAAGAAGTCAGCGCTCCTATCATGTTTCCAACACTTAAATCGTAAATAGCCCATAAGAAAAGCCAGTGGTTAGAGAACATCTAGCCGCTGGCTTTTTGTGTTATATGTCAGTCCTGCAAAGCGATAATTTCATAGGAACTGTATCCAGTAAATCCGGACAATGGGTAAAGTTCAAACGTTGTTGTCTGTCCAGAAGGAAGCGCATCGGTTATGTATGTGCAATCTCCACCAACCGGCACTTCGTTGCCTTCCGTGTCCTTCATCTTGTAAATAACGATGACCTTTATCCAATTGCTTGTGAACTGGCTGTTATTTGTGACCTGACCTGTATAGCGCAAATCATACCCAGAGCCACGTTTAGAGACATTCGTGACCGCAAGTTCTCCGGCACGAATCGCTTGATTGGACGCACTGGCTTTGTGGAAATTCCGCTCATTCGCACTAATGGTATATTCCATTCTGGTTGGAGTAATACCTTCAGAATCAAGCGACACGTATCCAGCGTACCAATAAGAGTCTCCCTCTGCAATCCAGTCAAGGGTTTCTTCATCGGTTTTTAATACTGAACCGTCAGAACCGAAAACGGAAGCTTTTAGCGATACAAAGTCAACAGCGTAGTCAGGATACGTATTTTCAACAAGTACCGCATAGTAGACATAGTATCTCGTCTTTCCGTATTCATACCTTTTCTCAAGATGGCTGTGGGATTCTTTGATTCTCACAGTGCCATCTTCGTTGGTTTCTTCTAATTGAGCAGGAGATGCGATTTCATCTGGCTTTCCAGCAGCCATTGCGTACAAAGGCATTGTTAAAAGCATAGCCGCCGCCAGAGCTGCTGCAATGATTCTCTTTCTCATTTTTGATTCTTCCTTTCTTTGGCCAAAATTTTATATGACGCTTGAAATACCATGTGCCATAAGATACACACCAAAAACCAAAAGAGCAGCGCCGATAATAATGCCCCATATTGAAGCGGCAATCTTTTCGTTCTTTTCTCTCTTTTCTTTGTTCTTGTCATTCTTTTGGTTCATTACAGATTCCTCCCTTTCAAGGCTCGTAAGGCAAGTATAGCACAGAACACAGACCCTTTGTAGGGGTCTTTTTGTTTTTGCGGCGGAATTTTTGAAATTGGCGATAGGGGTGGGGGTGTTTTGTGCAGAAAAGAGGGGGTGGTGAATCACCACCACTTTAATAAAACGCCTTTTTTATTTTGGAGATTTTTCGCGATACTCACCGGGCGGGGCTGGGCGGCGGCTGTATACCCCGCCGGTGGAGACCCCAAGCCCCAGCGCACCCGGACAGACTGCACAGCACAGGCAGCAGGGCAGGCCGTGCCAGATGCAAGGCAGACCACGCGGGGCGATCGGGACGGCGGCGGAACGCTGGAGGGCGCGGAGTGTGTCCGAAACCGAGCAGATTTGTACACACTCAAACATGAACGATTTTCAACACAAGAATGTGTGCAAAACCATTGACATTAACACAAGAACGTGTTACTATATAGACAACACAAGAACGTGTTACGCCACCACAAAACAGGAGGACAAAAACCATGAAACAGACCATCAATTATACCACACTTGCAGATACCATCCGCGCCGAACTCAACGCCCGCCACGACCGTAGCGCATGGGATAAAGCCGTAACGCTGTACGCTCTTGACCTGCTGGACGACGTGCAGGAGGGCGCTAACAATATGGAGCGGCTCCCGATTGACGGCGCAGAGCTTGAACGGTGGGCGCTCAACGGTGCAAGCTGCTGGGAGCAGTACAGCAACGGCGGCTGCTCTCTGTGCTATAACGCCGATATTGCCGCCCGCGTCTGCACTCCCTCCGAACTCAAGCGCAAGCACGGCGGGACGTATGAGCCTAACAGCCGGGAAACGTGGCTTGACGTGCAAGCCCGCGCACTGTATCAGGCTTGCAACCGTATCCGCAAAATCTGCCGTACCTGTGGCTTGTATTATAAGGAGGTCTAAAAATGATTACTCTTGACTTTTCCCAGTGGGCTGCAATCTGGTACGTTGGCGGCATGATTTCCGGCGCGTTGGTTATGATCGCATTTCTTAACAGCTAAGGAGGGCTAAAAAATGACGTTGTTCGAAGAAAAGGTTAACGAGTACCGCGAAAACAAGCGGCTTTTGGAAGAGCTTGAAGCAATGAACGAAAGCATTAAAGCTGATATTATCGGCATGATGCAGGGTGCGCCGGAAATGGTGCAAGGCACCGCAAAAGCCATTTACAAGGATGTGCAAAGCGTCCGTTTGGATAGCAAGCTACTCAAGACGCTGCACCCGGATGTATACGCAGAGTGCAGCAGCAAAACCACCTACAAGCGTTTTAGTGTGGTATAAGGGGGTGCAAACTGTGATTTTATCTGCACTTCTGTTTTTCTTCTGGTTCTTTTCGGCGCTGTTCAAGGCAAGCAAGTAAGGAGGGCTATATATTATGACTACTAATAAGGGATATGACGCAATGGCCGGACTGTATACCACCCGCTACTATGCGCGCAAGGTTTGCCCCGGTGACTGCGTTGTCGTCAAGGTCTGCGGCGGCTATACCATCATGACGGCAGCAGATTATAACATCTGGCGCAATCAGCGTTGACACAATTTCAGATTCAACCCCGCTTCGGCGGGGCTTTTCTTTTGCCTTGCATCGACACAGTGCAGGGCTTTTCTTTTTGCCCGGCGGCGCATGAGCCGCTTACAAGCATTTACAGCGGTTTTTCTGCCGTCCATGCAATTATACGGCCAAAACGCCAAAACCGTTTATAGAGCTTTACAGCGGCGTTTCCGTTGATTTGCCATATTCCAGCGCACACAATACAGCAGTCACACAAGCCGCCTGCGCACCAACTGCGCCACGTTGGAGGGCATACCGTCAAGCGCAGCACCTCCACCGATACAAGATACCACCGCCACGCCGGACGCAGCACAGGACAGAGCAGCCGTCTATTATAATAAGGTATATATAAGGGTGCAGGGGTACGCCCTGTTGTGGATCCATGCCAGACAGTGCAGCACATCGCAGACCATGCCAGCCCGGCACCCTCCACTCGGCGGGGCAATCCAGCGGCAAGAGCGCGGCGGGCGGCGCGGAACCACTGGCGGCTTGTCGCCGCGTCTCTTTTCGGGCTTTCGCCCGATAGCTAATAGAGGTCAGTAATAGTCGCAGCGTTCCGGCTGGAATAGTCGTAACAGCTTCTGAAATAGTCGTAGCCGATAGTCGTGGAATAGTCGTAAAGTCGTCAGATGCCCACGGTTTGAAAGTCCTATATATAGTATATCAAGGAGCTGTCCGCTGATAGTCGCAGAGCAATAGTCGCAACATTTTCTTGCGAGCTATCGTCAAATAGTCGTGTATTTTTTGTGTGAAATAGCTGTTCGCCTTTTATGAAAAGAGCGGTGCGATAGTCGCTAAGCCATCCGACCATCCCCAAAATCAATATATGTCAAGACACCCGTCAATTTTAATCCCAATCGCATTACCTCAAAATCTTTAACAATCGTACTTATTATAATAGTCGCAGATAATTGCTCAATCTTTTTAACTATTATTCTGCAGGAATAGTCGTACCATCCGATTCGGCTCGTTCTTTTCAAATTTAATTACCGACAACTACAATCATATCATACAAACCAACTAGGATTATCCATTTGAAAAATAACTCAATACTTTTAACTATTCAATAAGACTATCCGACTGGTCAGTCGCTTTTTATCTGTAATCAACCGCTCATACAGCTATGCAACATTTCTACATATTCAACAGACCACAAAATGAAGTCAATTCTCCATGTGAAATAGTCGTAGACCATCCACCAGTCCGAACCTCACGCTAGTTCTCGCCTACGGTCTGGCCTGCTGGCTAACGGTATAGCTTTTGGAGATAGAGGGTTGTAGGGGAAAAGAACCAGTTTGCAATTTCGCATAACTGTTATTTATTCACTTTTGAACTATCATGGCACACCCGGCTCCGTCAACGCGCGCTTGCGCATATAACGCCCGCGGACGCGCTAAACACACGGGGAGGGAAAGGGGGAGCACGGAAGATATTAGGGGGATTATAGGGGGTAATAGGGGTTGTAGGGGAAAGAGGGGGACAAAAGGGGGGGAAGAGGAAACAAGGGGGAAAGGGGACAAAAATTTGAAAGCCATTTTCGAAAGTGACACTCGAAGCGTTTTTTTCGTCTCAACCCGCCCTGCGATTAGACGATTCTTTCTCAAATTCAGACCTTGCCGTTTCGCCCTGATAAATAACAAGAGAAAAAAGCACGGAATAGTCGCAGAGGGTAGTTTTACCATCTGACACCATTCCATGCTTTCTGATACAGTAGTTTTGTAGTCGTACAAGCTAAGATTAGATATTCTTGGCTTTTCTTGCCTTACGCAGACGCTCTGCCAGTGCTTCACGCTGCTCTTCGCTGATCTCACGAGTGACAGGCGGCCGGAACTTCACAAGACGTTTCGGCATCGAATAGGTCTTGGATTCCTTGCACCGCTTGGCAGACAGCTCCGCCATAAACTTGTATGTATCGGGGAACTGCTCACAGAGCTTGTCCAGCTTGCGAATGTAAACCGGGTCTGCCGTGTAGATTTCTGCGGTATCCTCCGCTGCGTTGAAGTTGATGATAGTCTCACGTTCGATGTTGGTAAGTGCCATAGTTGTTTTCCTCCTGTATTTTGTGTAGTGAAAAATATTTATGGGGTTCAGACGGTATCAATCCATCCAAGTATACTCTTGGAACCGTTGAATCTGCTTGTTAAACGTAATGGGAAGGTCGCCTATCTCGCCTTCCTTGTTCTTGCTCAGCCGAAACAGGTACTTGTCGGGGTTATCGCCGGACAGAAGGATGATTGCATCTGCGTCCTGTTCAATCTGTCCGCTCTCTCGCAAGTCGGAGTTAGTAGGCGTTGCTCCGGGCTTGGATGGGTTTCGATTAAGCTGTGCCAGTGCCACCACGACAATGCCTGTGGTCTGTGCCAGTTCGTGCAAAGCAATGGATATGGCTGTAATGGCGGCATATCTGTCCTTTGCGCCTGTTTCGTGAATGAGTTGAAGATAGTCTACAAAGATGACTTGAGCTTTTTTACGGAGAGCCTGAGCCTTCATCCACGACACGTTCTTTCCGGCAGCGGAGCGGATATATAAGGGCATCTTCATGTTTTTTGCCTGTCCGTCAATCTCATTCAAGCTGACCGCCTTATTTTTCACCGTGTCCAGAGGGCAGTATATCTGATTAGCCATCAGACGTGCGCCCAGCTTTCGTTTGCTGGTTTCCAAGCTGAAATAGTACACGGTGTAGTTTTGCTTTGCCATGCTTGCTGCTATTTGCAAGGACAGGGCTGTTTTGCCCGCAGACGGTCTGCCGCCGATGATAATAAAATCACCCGGTGAGATGTGCATCGCTTCATCCAGACGCTCTAGGCCTGTCTTGATGTACACAGGTTTCTCGTCCATGTGAAGCACATAGTCGTTCAGCACATCCTCGTATGTCCACGCATCTTCTTCCTCAGCTTTCAGGCTCATTGCTTCACCCATCTGCTGGTAGATTTCAGACAAGTCATCATAGGTCGTCAATGCGCTGGCGGATTCAACGGCAAGCGACTGGAAGCGCCTTAATGCAGCATTTTCCTTTATCCGCTTAGCCCATTCTCCCATGCGTTCACGGCTAAGGACAACGCATTCAGCTTCACACGCTTTGCTGCACTCCACAATCAAATCTGCAACGTTCTTGTGCGTTTCTCTGAGGTCTACAACGTCTACATATCCACGAAGCTCCCAATAGCCTTTAATCGCATTGAAAGCCTCTTGCAGTTCTTTCGTTTCAAAGTCAGAATCATCGACTTCAACCATGACTTCGGTTGCAACATCTCTCTTGCACAGCGTTAGACCGCCAATAAATACCGTTTGAACGTCCATTGTCATAGTCTAGGAAACTCCATCTCCGTACTTTGCTCGTACTGGTCATCCTGTTTTAATGCGTAAATGTCCTGCCACCCGGCATAGATGCTCTGGTCGAGAATGGCTTTCCAATCATGCCGATCAAACTTTTCCAGCTTGTTGCAGAGCATCTGTTTCGCCCGGTCTGTCATAGGCTTTTTGATTCTTGTACGCATCTGTGCGAACTCTCGCAGGGATTCCAGCAGGGCTTTATCGCCATGAGCAAAGTCGGAGAAGATGTCAGGTTTCTTTTTGACTGCACTCTCCGGCAAGGTCTTGACGTTCATCTGACTGTCAGTTGATACAATGGGTTCATTGTCATCTGACTTTGAACTCATAGATGAGCTGACTTTCATCTCATTTATGACATGAGGATGAGATGACTTTCGTGTAGACCATCCTTTTGACGCAATATCGCTTCTTTTCCGTTCTTTATCGAGCAGATGTTTAATCAAAATGAAACAAGATTCTGCTTTTTTTGAGTTCAAAGTTGCATCTTTTTCTTCAAAAACGTATGCACAGATTGCATCGTAGAGTTCCAGCTTCTCTTTACTTTTGAGTGTGGAGATGGCTTCAAAGTAGTATCGTTGGAATGTAAAGCTGTCTCGTTTTTTGTCCATGCTCAATCCTCTTTGTAGCGTTTGTTCCATGCTTCGATAGCATCCTCTGCCGTGTCAAACAGTGCGCCACCCATGCTTTGATTGTCTCCATCCGTGCAAAGGATACATTTGCCCCATCCTTCGTGATGCAAGTCATAAGAAAGCCCGCTCCACGGGTCTTGTTCGTACTCGCATCCCAAATGACCATGAAAGTTGCCTTCATCGTCACACACCAATGTAAACTACGTTCTTGCCGCAGAACGGGCATTTCTTGAGTTCTGTCATTTTCTGAATCCCTCTCTCGTTCTCGTGATTCGCTTATGCGCCTTGACAGGCCTTTCGCCTTTACCGTACGCTGGGCGGATATGCTTCGCCTTAATGTATCCACAAGGTGGCTTCGGCCCGAAGTCAAAAAGGCTCAAGTCCATAATGATGATGCCAAACTTTTTGTTCGTCATATTCAATCCTCCTTTGGCTCTTTTGGCGCATACGTCCAGTGTGTCACAGCATACCAGTCGCCGTGTTCTAGTGGGTCATTGAATTCATCTCGCCACGCCTTTTTACCGAATGCTGGCGCATAAAATCCAAGTCTCATGTATCGCTCATAGTCATTTTCGTTTTGATAGATATGTTTTACCATCAGAATCAACATCGGAGCATCTGACGGCGGCAATTCATCTCGCACAGAATGCCACGCATACTTGTCCATCTACATCACCTCACACCATCTGGAACGCCATCCAATGCGTCACCGTCACATCTTCCGGCAGTCTCTCGCCTATCTCATCCCAGTACTGACCGTCTGCGTAACAGCCGAGAAAGTACGCTGTTGGCGAGATTCCTTGCAACATTTTTCCATCTTTATCACGCCACGTTTTCTTAGTTGCAAGCAACAAAGGTGTCGTTCGTTCTTTCGGTGGTTCGCTTGCCGGATGCCAGAGTGTGTTAGCCATTGTTATACCTCGTAGCAGCAAGAACGATTGCGTATCCGATTAAGAAAATAGCAACATTGATAACCGCACAAGCAACAACCTTGATAACAGTGCTGTCAATATATTCATCAAAAGTGTTCCAAAGGATATATCGTTCAAACAGATAAATGGGAGATACAAACAATATACCCACCATCGTTGTCAAAACGATGCCTAAAGCGACCTCATATATCAGCATTGACTTTTCTCCCTTCAATCTCCGTCCCACACGCCGTCAGGTCGCATCTTTGCAAATGCCAACAATCCGTATAGCGCGCGTTTGGCGTTGCCCTCTGTGGCGTTCCAGTAGTCGCTATCGTCCACATCGTCACCTAGTGCGGAGATGGCCTTTTCAAGCATCGGGATGCTCTCTGCGCCTGTTTTGCCGTAGATGGAGCGGATGCCGCCATCCCCAAACACTTCCGGTCGATAATAGAAGTGACCATAATTATAGGTGACGTTGAGCCACAGTTCTTTCGTTCCGCCAATAGCGCGCATACCACCAGCGATAAAATGCGTACTATCCGCTTTGAGCGGTTTATGCGTTACAGGGTCGCAAAGTGAAATATCATAGCTCATTTTTTTCATCCTTTCGTCAGCCATACAGCTAAAAGACCACCGCCAAAGACAGTCGCGTTAATAGCTGCCACTATCATTGCATGAATAATTGTTGAATGTTCTGGATGCCTCCACGACCATCCACGCGGAATGTCATCGGTCATATCCCAAAGAAACATTTCAAAAATCGTGACAAAGGCTCCAACAAAGAATGTTATGAGCGACCCCAAAACAAATATGGCGAATGTTTCTTTAGTTGTCATTTTCTCTTTTCTCCCATTCTTTGCATCCACGTTCGTCCCACACAAAGTCTGCAACGTGTTCTGACTGGTCGTTCACACACACGCCCTCCGGCTCTGCGTACCATTTGCAAGAGCCACAGGACGGCTCGGATTTGTTCTTACAGGATTCTGCCGTGCATCGGATAGCCTTTCCAGCAGAGAACTGCTTGATTCCCATGCAAGAGCAATGTTCGGTGGTGCAGTAAATATCCATTATCTCTCCCCTCTCTTTCTCCTTCTGTTGGCATTGAATCGCCCGATCACTCGCTTGTACTCTGCATAGCACTCCGGGCATAGGTCGCCTGTGTCCCTGCGCCATCCCCAACCTTTTAACAGCTCATCTTCGTCATAGGTATAGTATTCTAGATTATATCCGCAGCGGTCGCATACTCGCTTGTGGTAGATTCCTCTGTCAGTTTGCATTAGATTCGCCTGCTTTCTTTTTAGATGCGCGTTTTTTATTTGGGCTTTCAATCTGCTGTGGTTCAATTTGCTGTGGGATAGAATCAATCAGATTCTTGAACTTCTGCATAGTTTGATATTCAATCAAACCAAGCATAAACTGCGCTAGTTCTAATGGCGTTCCAACCTGTTCCGAACGACCGTCAGGATATGTAATGATTTTCATTGCTCGTTCCCCCAACATCCTTGAACAGGATTTCTTTGTTGGCTTTCCAGTCTTTGATTTTGCAAGGATTATGTTCCCAGTCAATCAGCTTTTGTTACGACTGTATCTGCTCCATTGACAGTAACCCATCCGTGCTTCAGTCTGGCTTCAGCTTCTTTCATCTGAATCAGTTCGGGAGTGATGGATTCCGACACGATACGATTCGATTCTGCTTCTGCCTGTGCTTCGATCACTTTCACATCGGCTTCCGTCTGAGCCTTCACCTTGTCCGTCTCAGCCTGTGCAAGAGCAGTCTGCTTGTTCAGCTCAGCGATTTCAGCGTCCTGCTTTGCTTGTTCTTTCGCTCTAATCTTTTCGGTTAGGGTGTCATCCAGCTCTACGTCAATCACGAGGGCACTTGAAACGTTGATTCCGTATTCATTGGTAAGCTTTTCGTTCAAATAATTTGTGATTGCGTTGTTTACTTCCGTTTTCTTTTCAGAATAAATATCCATTACAGAAAACTGGGGCGTTACCTCCTTGACGTAGGCGATAATGCTGTTCTGGATGCGGCTTTCCACAAGCGTTTCACCATCCATTCCGTTAAAACGGCTGTAAAGTTCAACAACACGGTCTGGAATGAAGTTATAATTTACGGTAAGGTTTACTCCAACCATTCCACCGCTTGCAGGAGCGTCAATATGCCAATCTGCGTGTTCTTTTGCGTTGTAATCTGCCGGGTCATCCGAAAAAATAAGTTGCTGCTGGCTGATAGGGAACTTGCTAACGTGCTTCATGGGAGAAAGAAAGTGCCAGCCCTGCGACAATGTGTTCTGCTCAACGCCTCGTGCCGAATAAACAACTCCAACATAACCAACAGGCACTCTCTCCAAACACAGCAAAAGAACCACTGCAACAAAAAATGCTGCTACCACAGAAGAAATAATAGTTGCTACCTTTTTCATGTTTTACTCCTTATCGTTAAAATTGTTGATAATCAAAAAGGCGACCGCCCAAGATACTAAAAAGAAAACAATGAGTTCTTTCACTTCTTTGTCACCTCTCTGTACTCCACGTCAATCCCTTTCGGCAAAGCCGTCTGGTACTTCTGAGCCAACTGCTCTGCACTCTGGGCATCGCCCAACGGCTGTTCAGGCGGCGCAACGGTGACTTCCACGTTGTCACGCATACCAAAATAGTTCTTGGCTCGGAAAATCCACTCTGCCGGGTTCTCCTGACCATACATACCGTTGTACGCCCACATGGACTGCATTTGCAGAATCAGTTTTAGGATGTACTTCTGCTGCAAGCTGTCGTCACGGCGTTTGCCCGCCATAATCTGTCTCAGGCTAGGCCATTCAATGCCAAGCACCAGTGCAATCCATTCCACCACAGGGGAGATTCTAGCTTCGATGCAAGCGTCAAAGAAGAAGTCAAGGCGCTGCTGCACTTCAATGGGGTTGTTCATGTCAACGCTCGGAAGATCGCCAAAATACTTTGCCGCAATCATGCCGACAACTTTCTTGTCCTCTTCATCGCCGATTCTTGACTGCAAATCGCCTGTGTTCATCATCTTCGATTTCTCGATAGCTAACTCCTGCTGTTCTTTCACCTTTTTACTCACCTGTGAGCGGATGGATTTCCGCTTGTTAAGCATCTGCTGTTTCTTCTTCTCTCGCTCTTTCTCACGCTTCGCAGCGGCTTCTTCTTTCGCCTTTTGCGCCCGCTTCTCACGCTTTTTCTTCTCAGCTTCGGTCAGCGGCGGTCTGCCACGACCACGCTTCGGGGGTGTTGCCATGTGTCAGACCTCCTCGATTTGATTTCCAAAAGCATCCCATCCTTCACGATGGTTTCTTGCAAATAGTTCAATCTTTTTAGCTGTCGGAAACATATCCTCTAACATTTTATAGGCGCATTGCGGTTTATGGCTGTGATATGTAGCGGATTCTCGAAGTATCGTTGTGTATTTACCTCTCGTTTCTTTTCTTGGCATCAGCATTTTTCCGGGCTTGTAGAACCACAAAAGATATTCGTGTGAGAACCGAACCGTAAAAGCAGGAGCAACGCCGTTTTCTTTATCCCAAACCATTCTCGCATGGAGCTTGTAGCCACGCTTTGCCATTTGCCGTTCCGCTTCCATCAAAAACTTGTCAATGCACCACATAAACACATTGTGGCGGTCTGCTGTGTTTTCAAAGAAAACGTCTTGAATGGAAAAGCAATCATCAAGCGAAAGAGTTTGATAATCAAGTTCTTTTCCTTGATTTGGTCTGCATTTTCTGACGTTTCCTTTTTTCTGCGGCCACGGCGGGTCTGTGTAAATAATTTCGTACTTTTCGTTAAGTTCGTTCATTATTCATCCTCTTTAGGAATTCTAGGAATTGGCATCCAAAACTTGACCGGGTATCCGTCATCAAACCATTTCCCATCTTTGAACTTCATTGTTCTAATACAGTTGCGCCAATACCAAAAATCGTAAACAACAAAATAAACCCCATTTTCACTAGGTTGTGCGTCTTTTACGCTTGTCCATAACTGCATAGCGGTTGGAACCGTATCAATCCATTCTTCGGCTTCTCTTAGGTCGATGGCTTCTTCCATGTTCCCCAATGCATCAATGACATCCTCTGTGTCAACAAGTCTCATCACTCTCACCTCTTCATCTTCGTTTCGATTTTATCCAGCTCGGTTGCAATTCGCCAAACGGAACAGCAGCTGTCCAACTGCCGCCATTATGCACACTTTTCTTTTTCGCAGACGCACCGACCAAGCGGATTGCTGGTTAGCTTCATCGGGCAGTAAAGTTCGTTGTCCATTGGTTATTCCCCTTTCATCTCATAACATTTGCTGCCGTCATCGTTGAATCCCAAACACCAAGCCAGCTCGGAAGCAATTTTCTGATAAATGCCTTTGATATTGAGCTCAGTTTCTGATTCCGCATAGCCGCTATAAAGGCCATACAGAAAAGCCAGCCTTTCACGCCCTACCATGTTGATATCCTGAATCATCATTTCCACCCCATCGCAACAGTCGTACAAACGGCCAGACACACGTTGATGAACAACCAGACGAGCATTGCCTGCCGTTTTTCAAACAGGCTGTCTGCCGTGTCTTTGATTGTCCGTTCAGATTGAACCACCACCGCCAGCAAGACTAAGCAGACCAGCCAGCGGGTTACAAATTCAAACATTGTTAGCTCCACCTTTCCCTCAGCTCTTTTTCGACCTGTTCTGACTTTGCGGTAATGTAATCTGCAAACTCGTCAGGGGTCATGTTCTCGTTCTTGAACTGCCCGACCATCTCCCAGTATCTGTCACCAATGCGGATGATTTTCTGCACCTGTTCATCGGTCAGGTCTGCATCGCACCGAAGGTTCTGAATCAGTACGCCCCATGTGGCGGCGATGCCGTCCAGAGCCATGCGAAAGCCGTATAACTGGTTCTGCCGTGCGATTTTGCGGAGGTTGGCTGACATTGCCTGTTTGCCAGACGAGGGGCGGTTTCTGCGCTTATTCATTTGACTGCTCCTTTGCCTCTCTTAGTAGTATTCAATTTCAACTAAAGATGTGGACACCAACTCAAAGCGTCCATCTTCCAGGGGGATGCGGAGCAGCTGATAATCACGTTCAGCAGATAGCTGGTCAGGTAGAAGCTCTTCGAAGTCATTCACGGTGATGGTATACTTCGGATGCCGTTCGCTGCCGTTTCCCGCATGGTCGATTTTCGGGGAATAGACTGTAACATGGTAGCAAGGGTGGTCAGCAGTTTCAGTTTTAGTTTCAGCAGATACCGAACTACATGATGTAAATAACAATGTAAGCATCAGCGTCACAGTTGCTATTACAAAGCAGATAAAACGATGATTCACTTTGATTTTCATTTTAATTATTCCTTCATCTTTGCGCCACAGTTAGGACAATAATCAAAATCCGATACACGTTCATACGGCGAGAGTTTGTATTCTGCTCTGCACTTGTCACACTCGATTGAGTTGCTTTCATGGTCGTAAATCCATTTTGCTTGTCGTTCCTGTTCTCCTTTCAGCCAGTCGTTCAGCTTTGCCATGCAAGAGGGGCAAAGAACAACCGTTTCGTCTTTTATCGAGTAAATCCCTTTATCATCGCCAGAAAGGCACTTTACAATAGAATTGCTTTCAAATTGGTCAAGTTCGTCATCAAACGGTGTCATGTATTTTACATCGTTGGAAAGCAGAAACGCTTCACCGCATCTATCGCAAACCATTGTCATTTTCACCACAACTCCCAACTAGCCTTGAGTTCTTTTCCGATTTCAACAGAAAGTTTCTTGATGATGATTCTTGCGTGTTCATACTGAGCTTTTACACCGTATGAATAATCTGTGACAACCTTCTTCGGGCTTTCATTGCTTCTCATTTTCTTTCTAAGGTTTTCTTCGTTCTCCATAAGAAGTTCGCTTTGGTACAGCCCCAAAAGCCTTACCAATTCTTGTTTTTCAGACAGTTGCATTTTCTTTCTCCAATCTTTCCAGCAGCGCATCCACGTCATACCGCCAATGGACACGCAGCCTTTTTGCTTTGACCTCTATCCCCTCTTGATCTGCCCACTGCCAAGGGATGCTCTTGCGGCTTTCGTTGTATCGGAACGCCAGAACTTTGCTGGCAGGGATTGCAAAGGTACGGTTGACCGCTCTGTAATTGACTATCACATGGGCGGTCTGACCGCTGTACCCCATTGCATCCACCATGTCAGTGATGTGTTTTTCCTTGCGGTATTTGCACTTTGCCTTGTCGTACTTGCCGAACACCTTTTCCAGAGGGATAGAGGGCGTTTCAATGGTTTTCAGCTCAAACAGGTGGTTCATCGGGTAGCGGTACACAAGGAAGTCGCAGATGTTGTCGATGGAGAAGGACAGGTTCTCGTTGCCTCCGTAGTACGTTGCAGCACTGTCCTTCAGACGGTAGCACCACGCATCGGGTGGAACAGATGCTTTGAAGTCCGCTTCAAACTGCTTGCCGGTGTTCATTCGTTGTCCTTTGGTTCATCAGGTAAAGGCATCCAGTGGGTTACGTTTTCAAGTCGTTTTTCATCAAACGTTGTCAGCCAATCACCATCGTCTGTAAGTACTGCCGTTTGCATTCTGCTATTTTCGTCATACATGGTTTTATCAAACGCCAGAACAGGCTTGCTTTCATACCAAAGCGTATATTCTCTGTCGCCGTCCACTTCGGTAACTTCTTCTGTCATCTCTGGTAACTTGTCTTTGACATTGATCCACTGATTCATCCTCGTTCACCTCTAAATTCATGGAATATGAGTTGCTTTGTTGACAGGCTTTTCCATTTCCTTCATAATCCGTTTGTGTTCTTCGATTGTCATATTGTTCGGGAAGAAACACCTGTTAACCATTTCAAACGGCTTAATATAATGGTCAAGGACATCTCTCGCTTCTTCTCGTGCCTTTTTAGCGCACAGTTCTATGTAATCATCTTCTGTCATGTTGTAGTCGGTAATGCAATCAACAACCGAAGAAAACCGACACAGCAAGCCATTAGGCTGCCTTGCAATAAACGCTCCCATTTATCGTTCACCTCTAAATTCACTTCCGAGAAACCGCTTCTTGCCACGTTCCCGGTGCTTGTCCTCGTAGTCACGGTGGTACACGCTCTGGCTGTGGTTCATCTCATGCACGAATGCCTTGCGCTCCTCGAAGTCTTTTTTCTCTGCCTTGTACTTCTCGCAAGTGTCGTGGCAAGCTGTGTAGCGTGATGTGCAGTTGAGACAACAGGTAATCATTCCAATTCACCCCCACTGTTCAGCCATTGCCTTTGCAATGCCTGGAAACGTTTTGGCTCTGTTCTTCGCCCGATCAGTCGTAAACATCCCCTTGTTTTTTGCATTGTGCTTATGACTATACGAGCCGGACGGACACCATGTAGCAACAGGCTCTACAATGTCGGTCGGGGTCAACGGCGGCAGACCTTTGAGCCAAAGACAGGTTTTCTTTGTGTACGGATGCCCGAACTGGTATGGTTGTATGCTCTGTGTATACTCCGGCAGGCAGAACACCCGGCTTGGCACTGGGTTCTCCACGCAGATTCTTGGAATATCTGCCCACCAGAAGCGCATGAACAGGTCGCGGCCTTGAATGCCGAGCATCACACGGTCTGCCTGAAGCGCATGTCCTTTCCAAAGATGCCTTGCCCCGGCGTTGCTTAGATAAGTGCAAGGCGGGTGTGCAATGAGCAAATCCCACTTGCCGACTTCATGCGACACGCCGTCCATTGTAACGATTTGCCCCCCCTCAATGGCTTTGAGCGCATCCCCAAGAATGTGCCACTCAGGATGCCCGCCTGACGGTTCCTGGATATCGCATGAGTAAGCTTCGTGACCTTTTGCACGAAAGGCTTTGCATACCTCTTGCGATTCCTCGTAGGCAATCAACACTTTCATCTTTCCAAACGCCCGTCCAGCCAGATAGCGCAGCTCTTATATAAGGTAGGCGGTCAAGACGAAGGGACTTCTTCGCATATAGTTTCGAGTTCTTCAACATCTGCTGGCTCAAAAACAAGAGATGCGCCTTCGCATTCATATTCCTTTGCTTCCCAGTCCACTTTGAATTTTTCAAAATCGTTCTTGTATCGAGGGAATGGATGCGTTTGCTCTGCGTAATAAACGCCCATCATAACTTTTTCATCATCTTCTGGATTCCAGCTTTCGAGATGATAGCTTTCGTGGTTGTCATATTCCCAAAGTGACAGTTCAACAATCAATCCAGAAAAAGCATCGTACATCTGTTGGAGACTTTCAAAATCCCGATAAACCAGCCCTTGCCCCTTGTGAGATTCTTTGATTTGTTTGATGCTTTTCCCGCCAGTTTTCAGGCGGCATCGAACTACTTTCGGACGGTAAAACATAGTGTTCCTTTCTCGCCTTTTGTCCCGGTAGCGTAACCGTTAGTCAAAAGGGAACGAACCATCGTCCTCAATCGTGGAGAAGTCATCGTTCCCGCCCTGCGAGTAGCCAGAACCAGACCCACCAGCCAGCGTTTTCTTCGGTCTGACCTCATAGTCACCGGAACGAATCTTGTCAACGCTGGTGAAACGGTCAACGACAAGCTTTGTCTTGATGTTCCCATCGTTGCCCATGTACTCTTCCTCACGGAGAACCACGCCGACCAGCTTGCCACGCAGGGTCTTTTCATCGTTGTTGAACTTATAGCCGGGATTGGACTGCTCCACAGCGGTGATAAAGCCCTTGAAAAACGGCAGCGCCTTTTCCTTGTAGCTCTTGATGGTCTTGCCGCCCCATGCCCACTCGCCCGGATTCAGCTTGCCACGCTCGATAAGAGAAGCGGTCTGCTCACGCCAGTAACCCTTGAACTCGCCCTCTGTGACTTCCCACTCGATGTTCAAGCGCTCTTTTGCGGGCTCGTCTGTTGCCTTGCAGATACCGGCAACATATCCCCCAACAGGCAGGTCACGGCGTTCTGTGGCTTCTTGTACGTCATTCCAGTTGATGTTCTTCATCTGTTACTCTCCTTTGTTATCCGGCTGAACCGGGATGTTGTAATACTCACGGATGGTCTTGTCTACGGCGGCAAGGTCGTTCTCGATCAGCGCATCGTTGAACATTCCCAGAGGGGTTTTCACGGTGTCCATCCCATCGTTGCGAGTGCTGAACAGGTATCGCCCATCCTGCACAACGGTTTTCAGAACGATGGTAAAGTACCCTTCCACGCAGACCTTCTCGTCCAACAGCTTGCCAATGGTCTTGAATTTCTCGCCGCCATCGCCGTCACGCTCGCTGTGTCCGAAGAAATAGACCACCACATCGTCCGGCAGCTCCTTCGCCCGCATCAGCAAGGCATTGAAGTTAGCTGCCATGTCGGTAAACTTCTGGTATCCAGCGACTTTTGCGTTCCGCATGAACTCGCCGGTCATAAGATAGGTGGCATCGTCAATGACGATGGACTTGCGCTTGGTGCTGTGGATTGCGGCATCAATCTTGTCGTAGTTGTTGGTGATATAGGTTTTCATGTTGCTGCGGAACGGCAGCGGTTTGCCAAGCACGTTGATAACCGCAACCTGTTCCGGGTCAAAGTTCCGAAGCGAAGCGGATTTTCCGCTGCCGGAATGGCCATAAACCATTACTAATACTGCCATTTTTCTTTCCTTTCTTTGGCTTCATTAGGCTTCATTGTTCTCACTTCGGCTTAACTTGGCTGTATAAAATCAACCAGCCATCAGTTCTGCCAACTGTGCACGGAGGTCTTTCAGCTCTGCTTCCCTGTCATCAATCTCGGACTGCAAGTCCTCAATCGCTGCCAGCCGGTCAGCTTCTTTCGCTTCTGCCATCTGCTCGTTGGTCATAAAATACACGCCGTCCTCCGGCTCTGTCACGCCACCGAATCTGTCAAGGTTAATCATCTTTGGGTCTCCCTCTCTTGCGCTCCTCTTTGATTTGCAGTGCACTGTACCACTGGTCTTTGTCAATTTCGATGGTAGACCACCGATGGCTACAGGAAATACACTTCTTACGGCGAACGATGCTATCGTGGTCAGACCGGCTGTCAACCGTTGTGATGTTGTCGCTGCCGCACACTGGGCATTTCATTGTGCGTCCCTCCACTTGTTGGTATGAGCGGGAATGCGGTTTAACTTCCCCATCCTTTCGTTATCTTCATGCTCTTTTTCCGCGCTCACTCCAAGCGCGCACAAAACCAGAGCGGTGGCTAGTAACATCAGTGAAACAAATGCCCATACAAGCATCTGTACTGTAGTCTCGCATCCATTTATTGTATCGCCACAGCTAACGGCTACGATTGCAGCGACGATACCAAGTATGGTAAGCACGTTTCCTTTTACGGTTTTCATTTTGTCCCTTCTTTCAGAATGATATCGAATAAAAATGGTTTGCTTGCATCGATTATAACTATTGCGTTTAGCACTTGAGCTATTTTTGCAAGCGTATCAGCCTTAACGCCCGTCTTGTACGGCGCTTTATTCGGACTTGTTATGTTGTATATCGTTGGGGCTGACACTCCGCTTCTGCGGATAAGTTCCGACGCCTTCATATCACGTTCTTCAAGAGCGGCTTCCAGCGTCATGCCTTTTCATCTGTGTCCTTTGGTTCTCTGCGTCTAAAAATCCAACCGGTTGTCATCAAAGCGCCAACACCTATGATGTACCATGTCGCCTTAGCTCCGACTAAAAGCTCGATGTGATGCACCAGCCAGAAGTTCAGCAGAAACACTGCGAGAATAAACGCTAAGACAATGCCCCAGATCAGGGCGATTTCTACGAATACTTTCATCTTTATCCTTTCTTTGAATGCGTTCCAACCGTTCCTTCTCACGGCTGTGCCAGCGGATTTCACGCTTGCCATAATATTTACCATTCATAAGTCAGTTCCCCTGTTGCAAGCATCCTCGATACCTCACCGTAATGCTTGCCCATTTTATCAGCAAGTGCTTGAACTTGCCCTACGGATGGAATCTTTTTTTCTTCCAATGCTTTCTCGTTTAAGGCTCGTTCTCTTCGCATACTCTGATGTTCCGCAATACTTGCAAAGGCTGCATCTTTCGCGCAATCTTTGTGGTATTTTTGTGCCGCAGACATTTTAATCATTGGCTTACCACACCATTGGCATACGGTTTTTACTGGAGTGAACCCACGTCCTGAACTCAATGCTTTACGTCTCGCGCGCTTTTGCTCACACGAGACATCTCTTTTACATTGTGTGCAATATTTTTTGCGTGGGTTTACCCTACCCAAAAAAGCTCCGCAGCGCTCGCAATATTTAATCTCCATCTTCATTCGGTTTACCTGCCTTTTTGGCTTCCCGATTGTGACGTTCAAAGCACTGGTTGATGGATTTCTCCGTCCATAGCACCTTGTTTGCATCGTTTCTTGACACGCCAGCAGCCATTGCAAGTTTCAGTCTACGCTTTCGGCTTGGTGCCTTGTAAAAGTACGTCACCAGCACTCACCAGCCTTATTTGTGATGAACTTCGGGACTTCTCGACCTGTAGCAATGCACAGCGCAACCAGCTTTTCAACCCAGATGTCAAACAGGCTTTCTTTTGGCATATAGCACTGGCCAACACAAGGCTCATTAAAGCTTTTCCAGATCGTCAGGCCGACAGCGCCATCCGTAACCGTCCATATCATACTGTAACCATCATTGCACAGGTTGTACAAAATGTCTCGTGCTTTGCTTTTTGCTTCGTTGAGTTCAAAATCTTCCCAGTGCTTTTTGTTCTGCTCGTAGGCTTCCACAGCCTTGTCAATAGCGTGTCTAGCATCGTCTGGGTGCTCGAGGTCCACCTTCAATGTCAAAATCTGTTCCATGTTCAGTCCTCCTTCTGCTCAATATCCAGAATCTTGCAGATGCTCTGAATAATCTTCTCCGGCTTTCGCTCACCACGAAGAATCTTGTAGAGGTACGAATCATCAAGGAACAATCCAGTATCGCTTTGAACCGCCTGAATCAGCTCCGTTTGCTTCATACCCCGCTGCAACAGCTTCATCTTCACTTCCAGCTCAAAGCCAGAACGGAAGTTTTCTTTCAAAATTCCACCTCCAGATGCTAAAATCTATTGACAAGTACGGAAAACTGTACTAATATAAGGGTGTAGAGAGTTTATATTGTACAGCGTTCTGTACTGCTCATGTCTGTATTATAGTACAGACTTCTGTACAAGTCAACTCTTTTGTACAAAATTCTGTGCATTTGTATACTTGCACAAATATGGGAGTGTTCTTATGTCGGACTTGTACAGCAACATCCATGCACTCTGCGAAAAAGAGGGCATCAAAGACGGAACCCTTTGTTCCAACATCGGGATTCGCCGTAGTTTTCTTTCTGAGCTGAAAGCCGGGAGAACCAAGAGCCTGTCCACAGAGGTTCTTTCTAAAATCGCAGCCCACTTCAACGTATCGGTAGACTACCTTCTCACTGGCGAACAAAAAGAAAATCCGCCCAAGCAGCCGCAAAGCGAAGTCGATGCAGCAGTGGAACGGATTAGAAAAAAGCTTGAATCTATGCCGAAGGAACAGCGTGAAGCTCTGATGAATCTGATCGAGAAGATGTAACGTTCATACCCGGTAAAATAAGAACCCCTTGTGCCGGGCTGGTATAGCTCTGCGCAAGGGGTTTTCTGTTATTCCAGGTCTAAGGCTTGCTCTGCTGCCGGAATCTTATCAGGGTGTTCCAACAGCCATGCGATAAACCTGTCAATCTTAGCTCTTTCTTGTTCGCTCATTGCAGCATATCCTCCCGATCAGTAAATACGAATGTTCATTTGATATGATTATACATCTTTTGGTTGTGTAGTCAATATAATTTGAACAACTTCGCAAAAATCGAATGTTTTCTTCACATCCGTTACTTTTCATCAGGGAAGCCACGAGCGTTCAAGTCAAAAGGGACAACGCCTATCCATCTTTCCTCCAATCACAGCTCTACGAGCTGTCCGTCAATGCGTTCGATGTTGTCTGCCGGGTCGCGTCCATCATCTAAGGCGGCTACGGCACGTTCTAGGATGCCTTTTGCTTCGAGGTAAGCATCTTTATCAGCTTCGTACCCAGAAAGGCTCAGGACAAGCTCCAGCGTCCGTCTACGAGCGTATGGAATAATCAGAGCATCTACGGTTCGGTTCATTAACTTTCCTCCCATGGTTCAGGTGTGTGTGGCTGCCCATCGGTAACGCTGGCAGGCATTCCATCGATGATCGGCATACGTTCATGGTTCCAGATTACAGTTTCTTTCATTTTGTGTTTCCTTTCTATTTGGAATTTTTTGACAATACAGTTATACCACATCTCGCTGTTTCAATGAAACAGCGACTTTTTTCAATTATTGTTTCACATTTTGAACAATATATCAGTTGAATTTCTTTGATTTTGTATCATTTTGTCGAAAGAGGGGTATTTATGGATGATTATAGGATACGAGTGGCAAAAGCGTTAGAGATGGCAAGAGCAGAATCTGGGCTTAGCCAACAGAAGCTTGCGGACAAAATGGGTATAGGCCGAACATCCATTTTTCGTTATGAGCAAGGGACAATGACCCCAGATGCTTCTACTATCATAAAATGGTTTGTGTGCTGCGGTGTTGCGGCCAAGCCGTACATAGACACTTGTTTGCATCCCGGATTATTGGAAAGTCTGGCTGGCGATGCCAGCACCGAGAGAAAGAGGAATGCGCTGATAGAGCATATCAAAGAAGCCCATCCGCAAGAAATTGACCTACTGTGCTATCTGATCTATGGCAATCACGGCTCAGATTACCTTGCTGTTCTGTGCGAAATGGTAGCCAACCTTCACACGACTTTGCGTGATCGTGTGTCCGTCTGCCGCACCGTCACAGGCCATTATGAAATGGCGCAGGCCACCAAAACCGACCCAGACCCAGACGGAACACAACCCAATATGCAGATTTTATATCAGGCACAGGACTGTGGGGAAGCTGCGGCGATGAAGCGAAACGATTCTTATACCATCAACGAAGAAAACATTTTGCGCTGATTGTCGAATTATCGCAGTTTTTGCGGAACATTTTGTCCTCGTTCATCCACTTTTTGTACACCTATTGGGCAAATCCACCTTGTCATTCCGTCCCCCATAGACTGTAAATCGACAACATTCGCGCGGAATAAATAACGAGTTATCGTTAATCTATTGCTTGTAATTGGTCGACTTGTCAATCTGTCCCCCATAGTGCAGATTAGTTATACCTTTCCATCCACTTTTTGTACACCTATCCACAATCCGTCCACGTTTGGTATACCTAACGCAAAGTCATGTTTTCCGTTGAATTTTACCGCGTTTGTCTTATCCCACAGAGAATCTAATGCCGTTTTCAACAAAGAAAGAAAGGAAAGAAAAGTTTTTGTGGAAAATTCTACTACTTCCTATTAGTAGAAGATATTTTAGTATCTTGTTTTAACTCTTGTTTTATATATAGTAAGAACGTGGACAAAAAATGGACGAACGAGGACGAATTGTGGATGAACGTGGACAAAATATTCCACAAACGAGGACGAATTGTGGATGAACGTGGACGTTATGTATTGACTCGTCCTCGTAACGGTGGTATAATAGCTGTGGAAATCAAATCGGAAAGGAAGTGTTGAAGTGTCAGACATTAAAGGCGGCAATCTAATTGAAAAGAGTCGACCTCTTGTGTGGGCAAAATTCAGAGACTACACGGCTGGCGAGCTTCGTCTGTTGGAAGTATACCTGTCAAGAATTAACCCTCGTGACCCTGAAACGTCAGCAGTCAGATTCACGCTGAAAGAATACTGTGATTTTCTGGACATCAAAATTAACTCAAGGAATTTGAAAGCGCAGGTTAAGCACTTTGTCAGCAACTCTGTGGAAGTTCCTAGAGGTGATAAGGCTGGTTCTTATGACATCTATCCCTTGTTTGACCAAGCGTCTGTCGAATTTGATTACAAGTTAGCGAATTTCTTTATCACGCTTAGCTGCAATCCGAAACTGCGTCCTGTTTTCTTCGACATCGCCGAAAAAGGATACGTTAGATATCGTCTGCGGTACACGGCAAGTATGAAATCGCAGTACAGTATTCTCTTATATTCAATCTTGCGTGACATGATAGGTCGGGGTGTGAGAACGCCCGAAATTACGGTTGAAAAACTAAGAGAACAGCTAGGAGCGAATGAACCGAGCTACAACGAATATAGGTATTTACGAAAGCGAGTTCTTGATGTGGCGGTAAAGGAAATCAATGAACTGTCTGACTTACAGGTCGATTATGAGCGTGTTATCATTGGGCATAAGGTTGTGTCAGTGAAGTTTAACGTGCATCAGCACACAGAGCCGGTCATAGACGCTGAATCGAGCGAGGTTGGCAGTTCGTCCTTGAAAGATGTTCCTGAAAACCAAAGACCTGTTAAAAAGGCTCGCAGGGGTGCGTACGAGGATGTCGATTGGGCATCCATTGCTCCAACACTTACGGAAAAGCAGTGCATCGAGATTGCAAAGTCCGTTGCAAAGCGCATCAAGGAAAAATACCCCAACATAAAACAGAACAAAAAGAAAGAAGCAGTTGTAAACATCGTCGAGAACGCTTACCGAATCATTATTGCCGATGGTGAAGAAGAGCGAAAAGAGCCGTTGAAGAATCCGGGTGGATACTTGTTCAAGACGATTGAAAAGACAGACCTTGATGATTATGCTACGTTTGATGATAGCTTCTTGAAGTAGTCGGACGCAGCACATACGGCAGAATGAGCAGATAAAGCAGAAAGGAGAAAGAGTATGATTCCGATGTTTCCGAAAGGCTATGACAAGGACAAGTGGTACATGACCAAAGATGTTATGCCGGATAAAAGCCTAGAAGGATGGCCTCGTGGGCTTTTACTTCATATCGAAGATGAGAAAACAGGAGAAAAAAGTTTCATAACCGGCAAGTACGATACAATCAATGGCAAATGGTTTGATTCCGATAGTAATGAAATCAAAGGAACTGTAATTGCATGGCACGTCACGCCTGTATTGTGGGTCGGAGACGAGATAAAGGCAGCATATCCGTTCTACTAAAAAGAAAGAGTGATAAAATGGCAAAAATTATAGCTGTCGCCAACCAGAAGGGCGGCACAGGAAAGACTACCACAAGCACTTGTCTGGCAGGTGCGTTGCAGTTGCTTGGCAAGAAAGTCTTGCTGGTGGACTGCGATGCCCAGTGCAACGCAACGGACACCTACGGCGCACAGACAGAGGACGTGTGTACTTTGTTCGATGTAATGACACGGCAGGGCACGGTAGAGGAAGGAATCCAGCACTGCGAAGCCGGTGATATTCTGCCGTCAGATAACGCATTGAAGGACATTGACGAGCAGCTTGTTCGGGACATGGGCAAGAACTTCCGGCTGCGTGAAGCGCTGGAATCCGTGTCTGAGCAGTACGATTACATTGTTTTGGACACTCCCCCGCAGCTCGGTCTTGCGCTTGTAAACGCTCTGATTGCTGCCAACAGCATCATCGTGCCCATCACGGCAGACCGATACGCACTGGCTGGTTTGAGCCAACTTTCGCAGACCATTGGCGACGTTCGCAGATACTTCAACCCGACTTTGAAGATTGAAGGTCTGCTTCTGAACCAGTACAAGAGCCGTGAGAACCTATCCAAAGAGGTTGTAGAGCAGCTTCCTGTGATTGCACAGAGCATGGGAACAAAGCTGCTTGACGTGAAGATTAGACCGTCTATGGGCGTTCGTAAGGCGCAGGCAGAGCGCCACAGCCTGTTTAGCGGTGACACGTCAAAGAGTACCAGCGCAGAGGATTTCAAGGCGTTGGCTCAGTATCTCGTTGGAGGTGAGGGCTGATGAAGTCAACCAGCAAAAAAACATCCGGCTTGTTGGGCGGGTTTGACTTCCAGCCTGTCAACGGCGTTTCTTCTGCAAATGAGGTAGTCACTTTGCCAGAGAATGAACAGCCTAAACAGAATCAGCACAATGAACATATTCAGCAAAGTAGTCAGATGCAGCAGAATGAAGAAATGCGGCAAACTGAGCAAAATGAGCGAAATGGTCAGATTAAACAGACGCAGCAGATTCGTCAGACTGAAAACATGGAGCAGATGCGGCAGCCGCTCAAAGAGGACAAACCGAAAGCCTTGAAACAGGCGAAGCGAGTTCAAAAGCACATTGAACAAGGAGAGGTTGCAGAAGCATTGCAAGAAACGGGCATTATCAAAGAAAAAATTGATGCTCCCGTGGATAAACGAAAATCGAACAGTAAAGGAAAGGAAGATGTAAGAACATCTCGAGTGTCTGTTCCGATGAGCGAAAAAGAACGTAAATTCGTGTACCGCGAAGCAAGGAAGCACGGGATGTATCTTGGACAGTATATATATACGCTCGCGGTTGCGGCTGCAAACGGAAAAATTGTTTTAGAAGATTATTTGGAGGAAGAATAATGAAAAATTACGAATTAAAGCCATGCCCATTTTGTGGTGGGCAGGTTCGCATCGCTGTAACCGGATTTCATTCACAAAAATGTATGTTTATTACAAGAGGTGTAGATGAAAGTAAAAAGAATTGTACTTGTAGCTTATTTATGGAGAGTGAAGGATATAGTTCGTCATCTCCTGACAATAAAGTAGAAAAGATAAAAGAAGAATTAATTAAAGCATGGAACAAACGAGTTTGATAAAGACGGGTATAATTTATAAGAGAGGAGAAAATGCACAAATACAAGCCAAACACAGCCAAATGATGCCGTGTTAGGCGAAAGCAAGCCGAAGAAGCTGAAACAGGCGAAGGAAACGAAACGATTGATTGAACAGGGCAATATTTCCGGCGCACTGGCTGAAGCTGGCTTGACAAAGAAAAAAATCCCGATGCCGGAATCACATCAGGGTATTGCAAGCGGTGACGGAAAGCGTTCTAAGCGCATTACCATCCTTATGAGCGAGGAAGAGCGCAAGTACATCAACCGTGAAGCAAGGCGGCACGGAATGACGATTGGACAGTTCGTTTACGCTCTGGCGGTTGCGGCGGCAGAGGGGAAGATTGAGTTGGAGGATTTCTTAGATGAATGATAGTGAGCGACGCCTTATTCGATTTGTTTGCGATGGCGATATGCGAAACGCGCAAAAAGCCGTTAAAATCATTTTGGATTCTATATCATCAAAAAAAGATGAGCAGTTCAAAGAAAATATGTTTCGCAAGTTGGAAAGCAAAAGAGAATTTATTGAATTGCCATACAACTTACAGAATCTTTTGATCGCAGAGGATACAGAAGAATTTTCAGAAGCAAGATTCCTTCTTAGGGACGAAGAAAAAAGTATAACGCAGAAAATCGTTGCTATTTATCGAGCATCTGAAAAATTAAATGAAATGGGCATTCCTTATTTGCCGGCATTGATGCTTTATGGGCAAAGCGGATGCGGAAAAACCATGCTGGCTAGGTATATCGCGCATAAAGCAAAACTTCCTTTTTTGAGGATTCAATTTTCAAGTCTAGTTGATTCGCACTTGGGGCAAACACAATCTAACCTTGCAAGAATTTTTGATTATGTGAGAACTGCTCCTTGCGTTCTTTGTTTTGATGAAATAGATGCGGTCGGAATGGCTCGTGGGCAAAAAGATGACGTTGGGGAAATGAACCGTGTGGTTATTGCGATTATGCAGGAAATGGACAGATTGCCAAACAACGTGATTATTATCGGAACGACAAACCGATTTGATAGGCTTGACCCTGCACTTATAAGAAGATTTCCGTTGCAATACGAATTAAAGCCGTTATGCCGTGCGGATGCAGAAATACTTTCTAAAAGGTTCTTTGAGTATGCAGGAGCGCAATATGAAAACATAGCTTATGAAGATAATGTCCCCGCATCTACAGTTATCAAAGAATGTACAGAACGAATTGTAAATCAAGTTCTGAATCAAGAAGATTTCTTGGAGGATTGACGTATGATTGTTTATAGACCTCATCGTGGCTCTTTGGAAGATGCCATGAAAGAAGTAAAAACATTTGACAACTGGTATCAGATGACACATTATATTGCAAATAATTGGAATTTGGCGATTGGCAAGAAAGTGATAGACCCTGATGATATTGTTATGGACGATAAGCCGGTCAATGATGACCGTGTTGGTTGGAAAGACGTTCACATGGTTTTGGCAACTCGTATTGGGAACGACAATTTTATGGAGAAATACGGAAACCCGCAGTGTATCGGGTATTGCACTTACGATGTCTCAAGTGTCAAAAAACACTTAACACCGAAAGAAGTAGGGGACGAAAACTTCTATTGGGTAAAAATCCAATACGACGATGACGAAAAATGCAGGCACTTCCAAGCTCCGTTCGTGTTGTTTGCGAATGACAAGGATGAAGCAAAAGCTAAAATCGAGCGAGAAGTTCCCGGCAAATTCTCCATCGTTGGCATAGTTGAGCTTGATAAGAGCCTTGTATTTCATCCGCAAGACCTATTTGACATAAAAGCCGAATCCGTACTTTGGGAATAAGGAAAACGCTAGAGGATAGAACAGGCAGCTATCGCCCATCGTTAGGAGATGCCGGAACCGTCACCCCGCCTAGCTTTTCCAATAGCAAACCCCTGTGTAGCCATTAAAAACTACACAGGGGTTCTGTTTTACTTATCAGCAATGCAATCCCAGTAGAGATATGCCTTGCCATCTGCGGCATCTACGTCCTCAAGGAACGCCTTTGCCATGTCAGCGTAGAAGCCCGGAGTGTCAACGGACTGACGCTTTGCGACCTGACAATAATCCGAGTACATCATGTTCATGACAGCCCAGAAATCGTTCGGGTCACAGTTGATGTTGCGCTGTTTCGCAACGTCCTGCGTCTGTTCCAGCGTCCAGTGACAACCCTTTGTGCCGTCAGCGTTCACCATGTTGTCGCACCATTCCTCCGCTTCATCGTGGGTGAGGTGATGGCGAGGCATCTTGATGGAGCGGCTGTCTGCACCGCCACGTTCGTACTGTCCAGACCGTTTATCCCAGTCACCGTTCTGCGAGAAGCCGATTTGAGGCATTCTGCGCCCATTCTCTACGTCAGGATAGCGGGGGATAGGGTAAGGGTCGATGTAGCGATTTTCCTCCTGCGGATAGTAGGGATAGCGGTCGTTGGTGCCTTCCAGCTTGCGCAGACTGCGTTCCATCTCACGCTCCCTGCGGTCACGCTCTTCCTCAAGGCGATCACGTTCCGGCTCACGGTCTTTGTCGTGGTCACGGAGCATCATCATACGGCGAAAATTAGTCTTGCCCATAATCTATACCTCCTTAGGAAATGGACGCGGGCGCACCAGCGTGGGAACGGCAGAAGCAGCCAAGATATTTGAACGTGCCTGTGCCAGTCGCAGACGTTGCAACACGAGTAGCATAGCGGGTGCGAGTGTGGATGCTCTCGGCTGTTGCCTGAGCACAGTTGCAGTCGGTCAGAGGGTATGCTGTAGTTCCTGCGCCGATGGTAATAACCACAGGGGCGTTGATGGTGGTTGTGTCCGGCAAAGCCTGAGCAATGACCAGACAATATTTTTCTCCCGCTGCGTAAGAACCAGCAGGGATATTGATGGTCAGCGTATCATTGGCGAACGTCACCGACTGGCTCAAAACCAGATGGGGACAGAGTTTGCAGCTTGTTTTGCAAGCCATAATGTTTTCCTCCTAAAAAATCAGGGGCAGAGGTGTCTTACCCCTGCCCCGATGGTTCACCCGGTGTTATCGGGGAGTGTGTTGGTTAGCAGCAGCCGCAGCAGTTTACACCCACGTTGGGGTTTGCCACCTGATAAGCGGGAATCGGACGAGGATTGACCCGGTTCAGGATGGTGTCAGTCTGCTGGGACATCACGGTGGTCAGAAGCGCATTCTGACGATCCTGAGAAGCTGCGAACTTCAAGTTCTGGTTCTCAGCGGTCAGAGTAGCAATCTTATCCTGCGTGAAGTAGTCCATCATGCTGCGGAAGTTGGCGTTGCAGTTGTCCACGATGGCGCGGGCATTGTCTGCGATAGCCTGACGGGTAGCGCAGTCCTGCTGTGCAATGGTGTACTTCAGGTCGCCGATGAGCTGCTTGTTCTCGCAGCAGCAAGATGCAAGCTGCGTGGCAAGTGCGGTCTGACCCGCCTGCCGTGCGTTGCCCTCCTGCATGATAGCAAGGCTGATGGCGTTGTCGCCGTTGGACACGCTACGCTCCAGACCGTTCACAAGCTGTGCGTTCTGGTAGCCGAGCTGACAGATCGCCTGATTAGTACCAGCAAAGCCGCCCGCAACGGCAGCGTTGAGGGTGTTCATCTGTGCGAGCTGGTCATAGCCCAGAGAGCATATGCCACTCTGGATGCCCGCCAGAGAGCGGGAGGTATCCTGCTGGTAAAAGCCCTCAGACAGAGCCGCGCGGGTGTCTGCACCGCCCTGACCAGTTGCACCAGTGCCGACCAGATAGGGGATGTAGCTGTTCATGCCGTTGTCACCACCGTTCCGACCGTAGCCGCCGTTGCCCCAGCCGAAGATGATGGCGAGGATGATAACCGCCCACAGACCTTCGTTGCCGAAGAATCCGCCGCCGTTATTACCGCCGTCCTGCCCAGCCAGATAGCCAGTTGCAAAATCGTCCATAACAAAACTCCTTTCAGTTTTGCGTTATGCTATCCCACCGCCGTGTGCGATGGGCGAAGCCAGATAAAAGCGGTTTTTATCAAGTCCGCAAAACTGAGAAGCGTTTTGCTTAGAGGGATGCTGATTTTAGGATTGTTAAGTCAGCTTGGAGGGTTGTCTTTTTTATCTTTTGGGTCATCCCACTTTTTGCTAGCAGCACCGAAAATCAAGCCAAGCATTAAAGGAATCCATATTTTGTCATCGCTACACAGATTGTTGATGTCAAAATCTTTTTTGGAATGGCTGTTTTCAAAATCATCCATTGTAAAGCCTCCTCACTTCGGAAGCGTCAAATTCAGGACGCTTGCAAGCTGGTTCAAGTCGATACCACGCTCTTTGGCGAGGTTCTGCGCCATCGTTCGGAGTTGTGCTTCGTTTTTGCCCTGAATCAAGTTCAAACCCTGCATGATGGGGGCATTCTGCCCGCTCAACTGCTGGATAAGCCCCATCGGGTTCTGCCCGGCACGAGCCAGATTTGCAAGCTGCATGATAGGGCTGTGCGTAATCATGTCAAACGGAGAGGGCATAGTTATTCTCCTTTCTTCGCTGCGGCAGTGGGCTTAGAAAAGCTTTTCTGCCACTTTTCCAGTTCATCCAGCCTGTGGACGAGGGCGTTATACTCTTCAACAGGCACATACTGCTGTGTCGGTGCAGCGGTCTGCTGTGCCTGTTGCGCTTGTATCTGCCGCCATGCTTCCGGGCTGTAAAACTCCTGCACATAGGATTCACAGGTGTCCGGGTTCAGCCGCTTGCAGTAGATCACGCCACTCCGCAGGTCTGGACAGTAGGTAGGTCTGCCGTACAGGTCAGACGGTATTGC